CTATTACCTGTGGTACAATCAAAACACTTTACCCCGTTCAACATAGTGTATGTTGCGCCAGTCAATGTATTGGTGTATCCATTTCCAGATAAATCTGTTACTGTTGTTCCACTACCGGGATAACTGCTAGCATTGTTGGCATCTATCCATATCGCTAGATTTTGTGTGATGATACTAGCATCAACTATACGGATATTTTCTAATGCTACACCTTGTATTATCATGTTAGCCTATCTGTATATAGCCATACTCAATAGTACAACTACCGCCGCTGTTATTTGTGATACCAAATGTAAACACATTAGCCGTGTTACCTACGTAAGTATTAACATTGCTGATTGAACCTGCTGTGCCAGTAAACTGATTAGGTAATGAAGTTAAGACCAACGCATTCCCAATTACATAATACCAGCCATATTGATCACCTAGTACTGGTACATTTGTATTTGTAACAACAGCAGTCGCAGTATATGTTATAATACCGTTTGGAATATTACCACGAATCCATAATGTATAACTGCCGTTCATTGGTACACTGAAACTTTGTGTGCTACTACCTGCTGGCACTGTCCAACTACCTGTAAATCTTGTTACAGGATTGACGGCTGAGCCGTTAGCATAATTTACACTAAATGTATTGCCTGGTAATACTATGTTACCAGTGTTGTCAAACACAGTTGAATAACTACCAGCAACCAATGTGACATTAGGACTTGTGCCTATGACATTACCTACAATAGTGATGTTACCACTAAAGTTATTTGCTGTGATATTACCATTTGCTGTTATGTTACCAACATTACTAATACTAAATGAGTTGGCATCTAAGTTTGCTGTCAATGTACCACTGAATGATCCTGTAGCACCTGTGACACCTGTTGCTCCTTGAACACCAGTAGCACCGGTTACCCCTGTAGCCCCTGTGCTACCAGGATCAGCAACAACACCCCATCTTGCAGGATCATCAGGAGGCGCACTTCCTGAATTGCCGTCACCGATTTTGATATATGAACCACCGGCATATGAAACAACATCTCGTCCACCTACATATGTTGTTGGTATAGGTTGCCATGCACCTTGCCATACAAATCCTGAACCACTAGCACCTGTAGCACCAGTACTACCATCAACACCTATAGTTCCGGCAGCGCCTGTTGCGCCTGTTGCGCCTATGCCTAATGTGCCTGGAGTATCTGTATTCAACCAAAGAATTGATGTGTCTACTGGTGCTGTATTACTTTCAACAATGCCAGGAACACCAGTAGCACCTGTACTACCTATACCAGTAGCACCTTGTGGTCCTGTTGGGCCAGCAATACCAGTTGCGCCTGTGTCTCCTGTTGGACCTGTACTACCTGTCGCACCGGTGCTACCATCAATACCTATTGTGCCGTTAGCACCTGTAGCACCAGTTGCGCCTATGCCTAATGTGCCTGGAGTATCTGTATTCAACCAAAGAATTGATGTGTCTACTGGTGCTGTATTGCTCTCTACGATACCTGCAAGACCTGTAGCACCTGTACTACCTGTCTCACCTGTACTACCTGTTGCACCTTGAGGTCCAGTAGTACCTTGTTCGCCTGTAGCACCTTGAGTTCCTGTCGAACCTTGTTCGCCTGTAGCACCTTGAATACCTGTTGCGCCTTGTGGGCCGGTAGCACCTGTGCTGCCTTCTGGGCCTTTGATGTTGCCTACATCAGTCCACAAGCCACCTGCCAATACCCATAGATCACCTGTGTCATCTGTGAGTACGCCGTTACCATCTACTGCGCTTGGAAACGCTGTATTGAGTGTTAGTTGAGGATCGACACCTGCTGTAGGAACACTACCGATAATGTTTACGCTTGTACCTGCAGGACCTGTGCTACCTTGAACGCCTGTTGCTCCGGTGGGACCTTCGATACCTGTAGCACCTGTGCTGCCGACTGCTCCTGTAGCGCCAGTAGCACCTATAGGTCCAGTATCTCCAGTAGCACCTGTCAATCCTGTTGACCCTGTTATACCTGTAGCGCCTGTACCACCCACAGCGCCTACTGGCCCCATGTTACCAGTAGCACCAGTCACACCTGTCGCGCCTGTGCTACCTATGCCTAATGTACCGGGAGTGTTAGGATTTAACCATAGAACAGAAGTATCAGCAGGTGCTGTATTGCTTTCTACAATACCTGCCGGCCCAGTAGCACCTGTATTACCTGAATTATCAGTCCATCCTAAACTACCATTACCGAATGTACCTAGTATTTGACCTGGTACGCCACCTAGTATGACAACATTGTTAGGATAACCGATATTTGAAGTGCCTACAACTGTTAAACCAGTCAGTGTACCAACGCTTGTAATATTTGGCTGCGCAGCATTGACTACATTATATGATAAGTTTGCTATATTAGCACTAACAAATAAATTGCCGCTTTGACCTAAAATATAGTTTGCTAATTGTTGTGTAGAAACTTTATCTGTTGTTAGGTTACCGTTAGTACTTACGATAGGAATCAAGGCAGTCTGCGTAAGATTGCCATTTATATTAGGAAGTTGTGATATTTTTATATTAGCCATCAGTTTTATCCTATGCGCCAGTTGGTACCATCGCTATAAACTGGAACATTATTACCAGCACTACCTGTGACCAATGAACCAAAATTGCCTGCTGCTACAAGATTGCCGTCGGTTATAAATGCTCTAGCACCTGCGCCTGCTGTACCTGCCGCCGGCAATGATGAGAAAGTAGTTGCTGTAGTTTGAACAATATAATTTGCAACAAAATTGTTCGCTGAAACATTTGTTAAGAAATTACCTAAAGTAGCATTTAGATTTATTAAATTAGTATTTGCTGTTACATTTAGTGTACCTGTAATATTTGAACCTGTACCGGTTACCACTAAAATATTCGCATTACCTGCCGCGCTAAGATTGATGTTGCCGTTAGCACTAGGTATATTGACGTTACTATTACCGTTAGCATACGCACCTAAAATATTACCACCAGTAATATTACCTGTAGTCGTAATTGCATTACTGCCAGCAGCGATTACACCGATAATATTACCACCTGTAATATTACCTGTGGTTGTAATTGCATTACTACCTGCAGCGATTATACCAATAATATTGCCGGCGGTGATATTACCTGTGCCGGTAATTACTCCTGTACCAAATCCTAAATTACCAACGTTAGCATTACCAGTCGCATTTAGTGTACCTGCTACGTTAACACCTGTTCCTGTAACTACAAGAATATTTGCATTTCCTGCTGTACTTATATTAACATTGCCGTTAGCACTAGGTATATTGACATTGCTATTACCGTTTGCATATGCACCTAATAAATTACCGCCTGAAATATTACCTGTTACAGTCAAAGTATTTGTAGTTTTGTTAAATGTTAAATTTGCACTACCGCCAAATGCTGTAGCATCATTAAATTGAACTTGCGTGTTACTACCACCGGCTACACCTGCACTACCCGTAGCACCTACAGGGCCGGTCGCACCAGTTGGGCCTGTAGCACCTATCCCTGTAGCACCAGTTGGGCCTGTTGCTCCAGTTGGGCCGGTCGCACCTACAGTACCTCCTGCGCTAGCAAATACACCATTACCATATAAAATATTACTTGTGTTACCATCGACACCTGTAAGATTTGCTGATGGTATATTTGACAAACCATTGGCATTGCCTATAAATCTACCGCCTGCTGTGATGTTACTAGTGATAGATAAATTTGCTGGTAGATTTACGCCGATATTTCCCGAGCTGATAATTGGACTACCTGTAACAACCAACTGAGAACTTATGATACCTATGCTAGTCACAGTGCCACTACCACCACCGCCACCTGCAGCGGAAATAGTGACTGCGCCATTTGATCCAGATAAAGTAATACCGGAACCTGCTGTTAAACTCGTAACACCTGTATTTGTGACAGTGATCAAGCCGCTCGTAGTGATAGGACCGCCTGCGATTGAGATACCTTGGCCAGGAGTCAGACCTACGCTTGTGACTGTACCTGTCACTGTATTATTTGACGCGCTAACTATTCTTCCAAACTGGTCAACAGTGATTGTTGGGTTTGTGTAACTTTGTGCATTTACACCGCTGTTGCTTAATGCTACTGTCACGCAACCACTAAATGCACCTACGCTATTGCTACCGTTTATTAAAACACCATTTCCTGGAAGTATACCTACAATGTTTGAACTCCCGCCGCCGTTGCCGCCGCCTGTATTAGTGATTCTAATAGCACCGTTAACTGTATCTAAAGCGATACCGTCGCCAGCTAGTAAATTCGCGCTGACAACAGTATTTCCTGGATTATTATTAACAGTTATGCCGTGACCGGGAACGACTTTACTCGCATTACCGAATAAAGTGTTGAAATTTGTATTGATTTTATTAAAGGCTGTATACAGAGAGTCGCTTCCTTGACTCTCGTTTGGTAAGCCAATATTGATAACTAGGTTTCCTGAAATAGCCATATTTACACCCTGATAGTGTATTTATCAATATGGACTGAACGAACTCCCACACCCACATGTAGTCTGGGCCTTTGGATTATCCATCACAAAACGCGCACCTTGTAGATCGTCTTTGTAATCTACTGTGATTCCTTCAATATATTGCATACTGATAGGATCAATCAAAACTGTAGTGTTATTTGCAGGAAATATCCAGTCGTCCTCATTTTGCTCTTCTGTTATCTCAAATCCATATTGCATTCCGCTACAGCCTCCCCCGCTTACATACATACGTACCTTGAGCATAGGATCATCATAGCCCTTGACTATATCTTCTAGTTTTGATTGTGCAGCGTCTGTTAGATTAATCATCGTTTTGTTAGTTTAATTTCGCCGGTATTTTTATCGTATGTTACGCCCTTGTCTGACAGTTTTTTAACTTTAGTTGGGTCTGCCAATACCTCTGGATAATCAAACATACCCGGTTCATACTGACTATAAGGAACACCCGTAGATATATATTGATTTTTATGATAGTCGATCATTTTTTCATATTTTGCTTTCTTTTCTGGATCTGTTTCATTGTATGCATAGTTTCTAGCATTGTTGACGCTATTGATGATTTTCATATCATAGACCATAGCGTCATCTGGTAATTCATAAACTTCAGTCGGCATATTAGCAATCTTGCGATAATCTTTACCTGTCAGATTGCTAAATGTCCCCAATGCGCTACTGTCAAATGGTAAGAAATACATCTTACCTTCACGTTCAGGAAGTAATGGATCCATATCGCTAAATCTTTTGAAGCGTATACGCCAGGCTAGATTTTTAGGGATAGTAAATTCACTGGCTCTCATAGAAATTTATCCTTAAGTTTCTGTAAGAACGATTTAGGTTGTGGCTTAGGAGGAGGACCTTTGACTTCCCCATGCTTTTTATGTTTTAGTTTATAGTCAGTGTACTTGCCTATCAAATCATAACCTTTAGAAAAGAATATAGCAGATGGAACACTAACGTTGGTGCGTAATATACCTACTCTTTTTTTACCTTCGGGAGCAGGCAATACTTTATTGTCTCCTTGCCTGACAGGCTGTAACCATGCGTCGGGTTTTAACTTCACAAGAAAAACGTATGGTTGTTCGCTACCATATGCACCACCTGATTTCAAATAAAATGATGCAGGATAAAACCACAATGCTCTACGACCATGCTTGTAGCCTATATAATCAATAGTGAATTTTGGATGGTCAACATCAGGTGATTTACCAAACCATTGCTTACCGCTGAATCCTAATTGCTCGACTTTTGAAAAACGAACAAAGTAATCATCGACGGTTCCGCCGTTCTTTTCTATGTCGGCTTTGATCTGTTCCTTAACGCTAGGCAACATTACTCGTCTTTCAGTTATGAACTCAAATGCTCTCATCTTTTTTCTTGAACCCGTATAAAGGTGCTGTTTCTTCTGTGAAACCAAGATCAAGCACAACTGGTCTATTATTATAAACGCCCCAGTTTGCTGGATTGCTTAGATCATTGAGTTCTATTATAGTGGAACTACCTAAGTCAGCAAGTTCTTCTGCATATTGATTAAAAATATTCCAGTCCTGCTCTGTAAGGTTCTTACCTAATTCAAAATATAATTTTTTTATTGACTCGGGCGTTTCAACTCTTAGTCTTTGACTTAACTTTCCTAGTATAAGATTTGCATAATCAATCAACAACCACATAGCAGGAGTATGTAACATTTTCATCAATGTTTGACCTTGAACTTTCTTTGCTATTTCTGTCTGTAACCACACTGGACGCTTGTTTGCTTTATCGTAATCAATTAGTGGTATAACGATTGGCAAATTACCTGCATAGCTATCTTCAAGTATTTCAATCTCTGCTTCGTTCTGTGCTAGACCTTTAGCATTCTTAGCGACTTTCAATGCTGTTGGACGACCTTCATAGTCAATTGTCATAGCAACACGACTACTACCACCGCCTAATCTTTTAGCACGGTCTAATGCGTACTTCAATCGGTCTTTGAATGTCTGACGCAGATTCAACTTTTCAGGATCCCAATCTGGGGGAAGTGGGACTTCGCTCAGTATACCCTTATCTTGGAACCCTTTCCACATCTCTTTGCCTTGCGGGGTAAGCATACCGCTAGGTTTTACATCGTATCCCAATTTTTTTACGAATTTATATACTTCGCTTGCTATACCTTGACGCTGATATTCTTTGTCAACTGCGGTATCAGCACTTACTACAGAACCGTCTTGTTTCTTCAAAAATCTAAAACTTGCTATACCGTCAAATCCAAACTGTTCAAATTCTCTGGACATCATTCCTTGTTTGGGTTTTTCAGGATCATATACAGTAACCAATAGTACTGTAGAACCATCAGATTTTTCTTTGGCTCTTGCCTTCAATAGATACTTGCCTAGTATTTGTTTTTGAATAAAACTACCTTTGTCAAAGGCATCATATTCATTTATAAATTCTTGGGCTCTCATAATTATGCCTTATCGTATTCTGGGCTACCATGTTTTACTCTATATCTGCCCTGTTTCCAATCTTTAGCATACTTGTCTTGTGGCAATAAGTCATCCCATGTTTGTTGATTTGCCATACGCTCTTTCATTTTAATTAATAAATCTTCCAAATATTTTTTATTTTTACTTGGCTGTACAAATACATATTGTGCTCCTGGTTCAGTAACAGGTTCGTAACCTATGTACCACTCATTTGCAGGATATTCAACACCACCACTCATATAACTATTTCCACGAACTGTTAATCTATCAGGATCATATTTGTTTTTAGTTTTTCCTATAGGTGGAACATACTCAACATCATCATCTTTCCATGGTTGTTTCCAGGGCATTGGTGTTATACCTAGTTTTTCAAATTTTTTCAAAACTGTTTTTGGAATCTCTAATTTAGGATCATATTGAAATCCTACAACGAATGGAGCACGTATAGGTATAGGTTTATATACTTGTTCTTCTGTTTCACCTTTATTACTGCCGTACATATTAGGTACTCCTGCTCCTACTACGGGTTTAATTTTATAACCATATATTTTAAGAGCATCTCTATCTATAACAAATTGTGCTACTGCACCACCATATGGAAAATGTAAAAACTGATCTCTAGTTAAACTTATACGATCAGGACTTTCTTCGCCCCTAGACTGTTCAACATCCTGATCTAAATCAAATGCTTCTTGAGGGTTGATATATCCACTACTCAATATCTTTCCTATAGTTTTACCATCTGGTACACCATGATAGAGCAAGTTGCGCGTTTCGTACTCAACTATGAATTCTTTTGCCCTCACAAACTTTTACCCCAGCGTGTGTTTATCACATTCCAGTTTATGATCTTCCACTGCTCTTTCAAATACTTTTTCTTATCGCTACCATAATCAAGTATCCAGGCATGCTCCCACCAGTCTACTAATAATAGTATATCGTCACGCACTTCATGATTCTTTATAGTCTTGATCTTACCATCATATGCTAGATATACCCAACCACTGCCCTGAATCTTCATGGCTACTTCTTCAAAGTTTTCTTTCAAATCTTCAAATGATACATGATGTTTCTTGATGAAGCCCAGCATAGGACCGTTTGGTGGGTTACTATTACGAACTTCACGAAATTGTGGGAATAATGTGTTGTGCAGGAACGCCCCTGCATAATTGAAATCTTTGTCGCACTCGCCCTTATTATAGCGTGTGGCATAACCCTTAGCGAGTTTTCCGTAGTGTAAGCCTAGTGTATCTTTAGATAATACGGGACTGAGTTCACTCTCAGTGAAGTTTAGTGGTATTATTTCTATATCTTGAGGACGACTTTTATCCTCGAGGATGGTGATAATATCTCGCATTAAGATATTTATCAACTTTAAGGAATCAGCTAATTGTCTAGTGTTTTTATTATTTTATTGTACAAATCATCATTTGTTTTAATCCCGGCATGTATAAGGTCTCTTGCCTGATCTACTTGGTCTACCTGATTTATATATTCTGGGATATTAAATTTATTGTATGCGAAGGATATAAAAGTACTTTTTATATTTAAATTATCAAGTTGTTGTTTAATAAGTTTATAATAAAGATGTGCCCGTGTTTGCCAATAAGACACTGTGTCCCCTAAAACTATAAATCTAGAGTTATCATTATCATCTAACCAAATACCTTTTGAAGCATATAGATGTTTAGTCGCTTTATCTTGTGTTAAAAATCTAAGTTCTTCAGGCCACTGAATGAATATGTGTTTAGGTTTGGGAAATTTGGTTAGCCAAGACAGTAAATTATATGTTAAAACATCTATTCCAGTGCTAGGTAAACTTAAATTATAATAGTCTTTTTTAAGATATTGAGCGAGTTTATATGCGTATGTAGCATCAAGTTCTAGGCCTAACCCATAGGTGTGACTACATCCTGTAAATAAGATGTAATCGTCAAAATTAAGACTACTTGTGTGTTTGGATCTATGCCCTAAATCGTTATGGGAATAAACAACTTCACGATTTCTATAAACCCAGTCAATAGGTTGTTTTTCTAGATTCTTATTATAAAGTTGCTCATCGTCGCCATTTATAAATTTAAGATCCGTATTACAAAATTCATTTCCTATAAATGAATCGTAAAATATGAAATTCATTACATGCGTCTCGTAATTCTTCCTTTACTAAGATCATAAGGACTCATCTCAATCTCTACTCGATCACCATCCAGAATACGTATTTCATGCTGACGCATCTTACCTGAAATATAACCTAATATTGTAGGTCCTGTTGATAATTTTACTTTGAACATGGCGTTCGGCAACACATCTGTTACCTCACCTTCCATCTTTACTCCACCTTCTTTAGCCATATAATTGTATTCACTTCTCCTCTAATGTTACTTCTAAATCCTGTAATACTTTTAAATACAGGTCTTCTCCGGCAGCAACTTGTTCTTTCCAAGTTGTAGCAGCGTTTTCATCTGCCTGATCGCTGATATATTTGTAAATCTCGCAACTAACTCCTGCCATCAAGCAAGATTTAGCGATACTGAAACATTCCATATCTACCATATCACATTTGACTCTTAGTTTATGTCGTTCAGTAACATGCATATCTCCTGTCGCACAAGTATAGCCTTGTCCGTCAATAGTTATAACATTGGTATTATCTAATGCTATATGTCCGGGCTGCAGGCCCATGGGCAATAGATTGACATCATGCTGTATGACATTATTCACACGGTGTATTCCAGATGACAACGTGATGCCACCTGCTGTGCCTAAATTGATTACACGTTTTGGATTATATGTACTGATTAGATTTGAGACATTGATAGCAGCATTGACTTTACCAATGCCAATACAAAACACATTCCTATACTTATTGAATAAGTTAGGAGCCTCATCACGCAATGCAAAAACGATTAGATCATTCATTGACATCTATAAGATTAACTACGTTTACACCTAGTTCGTTTAGTAGTTCTTCGCCTTTTAGGAAGGTGATGTTTATTAGTGTAGCGACAATCATGTCCTTATATTCAATACCTATACCTTCATGCAACAATTTACATATGGCTTCAGCAGTGCCGCCCGTTGCTAATACATCATCAATGATCATGACAGTACCTATGGGCTTTTGTATTTTAGCGACTTCAAGTATATCAGTGCCATATTCAAGTGTATATTCACGGCTGATAAGATCCCCCGGCATCTTGCCTTTCTTACGCACAACATGCATTGGTAATTGTAGTTTGTATGCTACTGGACTTGCCCAGATAAAACCACGTGCGTCAGCGGCAAACAACATACGTGTTTGAGTGCTATCTACAATCTGACTATACCATTGAACTGTGTGCCAAAATAAGTCCGGGTCTTTAGGAATGTCAACTGTATTCAAATAGTTAACGTCTTTTTTAGGCCAATCCTTATAAACTTTTAAACTGTCCTGTATATAAGCAGCAGTTCTTGTATCTGTGATACGCCTCATTTCTTTAGTGTTTCCCAAATCTGTTCTTTTTCTATTATATCTTTTTCTAGTGCGCGATAAGCATCACCCAACTTCTTTAGTTCTTCCCACTTAGCTTCTAACTTTTCATTAGGATGTAGTATTGCCAAACGTGCTTCAATCTTGTCTAATGTTTCAGCGATGCTTTTGCCTTTAATCTTTACATCACCTTCAAACTCAGCATCACCTTGAACTTTTAGTTTCGCATCACCATGCTGCCAAGTATCATTAAAATTTAGTGAAGGACTTATATTACCTAGATTATAGCCGCCAGTACTATTTGTAGTCCAAGTGTAAGAACCACTGCTTGAATTAGGATACGGCCAAGTATTGCCTGCTACTGTAGAAATAGTTGATGCGCTAGCGGTTGATGTCATCAAATTATCATCATAAAACAAATCGCCTTGTTTACTTGCTAATTTTTCTAAAAGTTTATCTATCTCAGAAAAATCAAGTTTAATATTATCTTCGTCCATATTATTTTTTCTTGATGAATAATTTTCCGTCACTGTCAACAGAAATGTCAAGTTCATCGCCCTCTTTCCAACCCATTTGTTTTAATATAGGTTCTGGTATAGGTAATATGATATCACCTGTCTCGGGATCTTCTTGAGTGATAACTTCGTAACGAACGTCACTTTCGCCTGGTTTGTTTTTTGCCATACTTGATTATAAAATTAATGTTGTTCTATTACAACAATATTGGGCAAATTACCAAGCGCGGCAACTCCAATAACGTGCCTTCCAACGAGGGCCTGGATTATCGCAATTATGTCTTGCGCGGAAATTCTTGCGGCGACCTGGATTTGATTTTTTGATACGCATCTTCTTGTCGCCAAAGTTTACTTTGACAACATTACCCTTAGGACCCTTCACGTAGACTTTTGATTTCTTTACATCGCCCTTCATTGGCTTACCTAGTGGTACTTCACGACCTTGATATTTGGCTTCGTCCATCTCAACTTCATCTAGTTTGTCATGTTTGGCACGAATCTGTGCCATCTTTTCTTTGCCTGCGCCTTCACGACCTGCTTTTTGTAGAGCAGCCATGCCTTCTTTGCCATATTTCTTTTTACCAAGATATGCTTGAAGTCCGCTCTCGTCTACTTCAACTTCTTCTAGTTGTAATCCATTTGATTCTAATAGTTGTAGTGCTGTCTCGTCACATTCAACGATGATACCGTCATCGGTGAAACCTACTATACCGGATTCAATAAGTGTTTCTTCGTTAAGCTCAAAGTCGAAACTATCCTCTAGTTCCATCGAACCTTCTTCGCTCATTTCATTAATGATATCTAATAGGTTTCTCATATCGGACATGGCAAATTCCCCTAAATATATAGTTATTTATTCAAATAGGGCTGATATATCTGTTCTAATTGCTGTATAGCGTTCTCTACGTTGTTATCTCTATAGAGTATACCTATACCCCCTGCGTTATCCCATGCTTCTATGTTCTTTTTATGATCGTCTACTAGTATGTTACTAGTACCGCCCTTTGTGGCCATGCGCTCCTTATCGCCCCTAAAAATAGGGGTTCCATACTTAGCATATCCAGGATGATGTTTTTCAAGCCATTCCATCTTACCCCTAGCACTTGCTTCATTGTTTCCGCGTAGAGGGGCACTCAATATTGTATATGGGATGTTATTATCAACAAGCCATTTATAAAGTGCTATAAAGTTAGGTAAAGGTTCTAGATTTGCGAAAAATTGCTCTACAAACTCTGGTCCTTCGCTAGTCAATTCCTTGATGCTTTGCTCACGTTGTTCTTTACTACCTATATCTTTATAGCGTTCTACGTGATCCATACCGAATTTTTTATTGTGCCACTGTGCCCATGCTGTGAAAAAATCACATTGGACCCCGTCCATATCTAGGTATAGATGTGGTATTTTCTTTTCATCTTCTAATAATAGTTCAAGTATTTTCATAGATATATTTATAGATTTTTAAACTTATCAGGGCGTTTTCTGTCCGGAGTATAATCAACAAAAGGTATTGGCTTTCGATTTATAAAAATGTTCTCTACGTTTTTTAGATCGTCACCATATTTTAAAAGTAAGTAACTATAGGTTTCGTCGCTAACCTTATCACTACCTAGCATTAAATAATTACTCCATTTAAGTTGAAAACCAAATAGCTTCTTTAAGCCAGTATCAGACAGTAGGTCATCAAAGTTATCATTTTCACGATAAAAAATATAGTACTTCATTTTTTCCAAATATTGAATGTTACGTAATCTCTTTCAAGCTCAAATAAAAATACATAAGTATTGGTAGAAATGCTATCTAAATCTATTTCATCCGTAAACTTCCAATCGCCTACCATGTTATTTTCACACCATTTTACAACTTCTTTGAGTTCGCCGAACGGGATATGAAGTTTAGTTTTATATGCTGTTGTTATGTTTATGGACATTTACTCCACTTAACTTTAAGAAATTTACTCCGCTGTCATCGCGGTATTGTTCTTTATAATATAATGTCTTTATACCGCTCTGATAAATCAGTTTGGCACATTCAATGCAAGGAGCATGTGTACAAAACAATGTACTACCTTGACTGCTCTCCGTGCTTTGTGCTACTTTGGCTATAGCGTTTGTCTCAGCATGTAGTACTTCGGGTTTAGTTTTAAGTATCCCTTTTTCGTCTGGTACCTCACAAACATTTTCCCAACCGCTAGGCATACCATTATATCCTGTAGCAAGAATCTGATTGTCTTTGACGATGACAGCGCCAACTTGTAAACGTTTAGCATAACTGAGGGTACTGGTCACCTCAGCAATCTTCATATAATAGTCAATAAATTTAGGTTTCATGTCAGTCCCAAAGATGTCTGTAGTATTTGCCAAACAGTTCTAATCCTTCTTGGATACGTTCTTCATGTAGACGCATACCCTCATAATCAGTCCAATGCTCAGTAGGATTTTTATCTACCATTTTGTAAGTCTTTTCTGTTTTACCTGTATTAGGATCAACAAAATCGTCACAGGGTTCCCAATCATATTCAGGTGTACCATGATGATATTGTGCTTCCCAATTGTCAAAAACTAATTGCTGAAAACTCCAAATCATCTTGTCTAATGTATCTTCCCAACGTTTGCAGGCAATATCGAAAGATTCATTATGAGTTTCTTTGTAGAAATCAAAACTATCTTGGCTATCATAGTCAGCACCACCAACGTCACCAACAAATTGACCTGGTACGCCCATTTTTTCTTTTTTCAGTTGCATTAGTGCAGGAAGAATGATATACGCTAGAGAATGATCTAAACTCCATGTATCAAAATCCTCTATAGTGACTTTGATCTTTCTATAATCGGAATTCTTATTGTATTTTCCTAAGTTTACTTTCATTCAATATCTTTCAGATCGTTTTTAATCTTGCCCTCTACGAACCAAAATTGTAAGTCATTATGATTTACAACTGCAAAGGTTACTTTATTAAACCTATAAACATTGTCAGCAAGTTCATCTAACGATACTGCCTGACTCACAAAATCGCCTGTATCTTTGTTATACAATAGTATACTACTTCCATTAGTCTCTGTATAGAAGTTTGGAACTTTGATAGTCCTCACACCATTCATCTCAAAATAGTTTTCAGCCATTTCATCTAATGTCAACCCGTTTTCTTGAGCAACTTTTTTAAGCGCATTACGTAGTTTCCATACCATATAAAAATGGCAACAGACCCAACCTGTCAAAAACATTTGAAAATAGATTAGTATATCCATAACCATATTTATATACCTCAAAAAAGAAAAAGTACCGACATATCACTATATCGGTACTGTGGGTCAATATTTGAATTACGACCTATAATCACTATATCAGAACTTTATGATTTATAGTAAGCGGGACTCAGGGCGCCCGCAAGCCCTCCCGTCAATTAGACGAGACCGGCAGCAAGAGCCTTGTAGCCAGCAGCAACAACAGCGCGGCTCGGAGTTCCGAGACGATACTTAGTGCTGACGCGACCATTGCTGTCAGTGCGACGGTTAGCGTAAACAGCAAAGCCATTGAAACGCAAGTCAGAGACAGTGGCAGTAGGATTGGCAATACCAAAACGTGCCTTGATCTGAGCAGCAGTCAATTGCTCGCCATTACGTAGAGCTTCCAAAAGACGCTCTTGCTTCGTTACAGTTACAGTAGTCATTTTATTTTCCTCTTAGTTTTTGCGTTGTCTTTCAACAACGTAAAGATATTATATGATACTTTACTTGAGGATACAACTGTTTTGGTTACCTATTTGCTTGTAAGGTATCCAAATCAATAAAAAAGTCTTTGCTCCAACCACTGTCAGGCTCGTGCCCTTCATAACCGCGAGGATTGCAAGCGACCATGGTATTTCCTACCATATAGGTAAAAGCGTGGTGTGTATGACCCTGTGTCCATAGTTTGATATTTGGGTTATCAAGTATGAAACCGCTAAGGTCGCTACAAAATGCACCATTTAAATGATAATCGTTTTTATACTTTTCATGTATGCTGAGATGCGACGGTCCAAAATGTGTAACTACTACACAATTATCATAATTTGGTAAAGTATCTTTTAGCCATTTTACATGATCGTAGTGCCTTTGAACAGTATGTTTAGCACTAATCTTTCTATATCCCAATTTGTCATCACGTATTAATCTATGATCATTTAGTAGATTAGATACATTTAGCATAGTAAGCGGATCTTCTTTGTTTAAGTCTGTCCACAATGTGCAACCGATAAATGGCACACCATCTATAACCTTTACTTCTTTATTAAGAAAATATATATTAGGCCAATGATTGCATTCTTCTTTAAGATGATCCAGTGTTTTGTACCATGTGCCATGATAGTGTTCATGGTTGCCTGCCACATAGATAACGTGTGGAAAGTTCTTGCTACAACGGTCAAGAAAGTTACGAAAACGATCCGCACATTGGGGGCGCATCGCGCCAGACTTCCAAAGATATTGTTTACTTTCTACCCAACTCTGTCTTGGGTGGTCATGAAGGTCTTGAGCGATGAGGATATCACCGCTCAAGATTAGTACATCACAACCATTATTTGGAATGTCTACATCACTAAATTCAAGATGTAGATCACTCACAAGTTTGATTTTCATTTTACTCTTCTAAATCTTCCCAACCTTGCTTTAGCATCATACTAAAATCATATTCGATATCGCCCTTAGGTACATATCCTACATTTGCGAAAAAGCCCTTTCCCCATGTGCTGAGTTCGTTTGTATCTACGTTCAATCCGACTTTATCGTAATAAAACATCTCAGCACTGTTGCTCATAGTGTTATCAAGTGCCACATAAGCAAACTTCTTAGGATCAAAGTCCTCACCATTAGTCATGACATAAAGATGACCAAACACGCCCTTCTGGCTATCATACAGCATGATGACTGGCACAGGGTCAACAATACCTTTCTTAGTATCGTGGACATATAGTTCACGGCTGACTACACAATTATCATAATTGTATGATTGTACCTTGTCAATCTCTCTAGTCATAGTTGCTGACCAGTCGAATGTTTTCTTGCGTGTTTCTTTATCACTCCAACGCAATTCACCATCGACATATTCGGCGCGTGGATCGACAGTTACTTCAGTCACATTGTATGAACCATATTCATAACTGACCATTGTCTCATGTTCGATGTCATCAAAGTCCCAGTATTCACGATTGCCGCTGCCTTCATATACTTCTGGGCTATTCTTGTCAAAGCCTTCGATCTCGTCACGCTCGACTTCTTCATCCTCGTCACTAAAATCGTCGCCATACATCATCATATCATTCATGGCATGCATATGATCCATGAGTAATTCTTTGCGATCTTTATGTAGCCAATATTGTACAAACTCTTCAGTAGATTTACCAACAATGAGTTCGCCTCCATATCCACCTAATTCGATCTTGAAGAAACGCTTGCCTTTATGTGGGTTAGCGACCTTCTTAGTTGCTACCTTTTTAGCAGGTGTCTTACTCTTCTTAGGTGCAGGCTTAGCCTTGACCTTAGTAGAACGCTTCGTAGTCTTTGACTTCTTCTTTGCGGCCATGTTTACCTCTTTTGTTGAATGATTTATCTTTGAAAAGTTTGAAATGGGGCAATACTAGAAAGAATAACAGAAAGAAGCCTCCTAGTAAAGCAAGTACGGGCACTAGACATAGTTTAGCTAGAAAATTTTTACAGTAGTTCAACATATAACACCACACAAAAAACTATAACCATGATAGGCACTAACACTAGTGCCGTGAATCTATCAAACTTATTGTTCCAATCAAATGCATGTTTTTGATTTGGACAACGACCCTGTTGCCACTCACAGTAACTAACAGGGCGTTTATCAACACCTAATTCTTTTTCACAGATATCGCAACGCATATCAGGCTACGATGTTGTATTCTTCGCGTAAGATTTTCTTGTAGGGCTTGCCTTCTTCCATCAGTGTACACACTAACTTTAGTTTATCAGCCAACAATAACTTACCGTCCTTCTGTAAAGAAACGATAACTTCACGTAGTTCATCGATACTAATTGGTAGGTCCATTTTGCACTCCCTTTTCATATGCTTCTTGCTCAAGCTTAGCCTGTAGTTGTTCTAAGTTATGCACACAACCTTCTGTCCAAGCCTTTCTAGCACCATCATTACCGCGATACTTTGCAGGAACATTTCTACGACACTCGCGCACAAAATCTCTACGTTCATAACGCTGACCATCAGCCATACGTGCGCCAATCAATGCGCCTAATGCTGTAGCAATCTTTTGACCATCACCATCGCCGATAGTGCTTCCAATTGCGCCCCCAACAACTGCACCGATCAGTTTGTCCGTATCGTTGCTTTGTGCGATTGCATTTGAGCCAAATAGGAGGCTTACACACATAACAGCTAAAACTTTTTGTACCATATTTCAACACTCCTAAAATACTATTTAGATTATACCCATCATGGTAGCGATACCAACAGCATTGATGATCGCCATGATGAAATTGACAAGTATGATAGCCTTATCATTCCATCGTATGCCTACATACATCCAACCAACAGCACCGATCCAACTAGCGATGGCATCATAGATAATTAGGTCAGCATTACCTGTGCCGCGACCTAATGCCATGCCTACAAGCATGATGATGCTCACAGACCATTTGATATACCATATATGGTCTTGTTCTTTTAGATATTTTATCATGTTTCAACACCTTCGACTAAACTATTGAATACGCTGCAAGTTCCGCCCCATCGTAAAATAAAAAGCATAGCCTTTTTGCTATCGTCAAACAACATGTCAACTGATGAAACTAACTGGATACTATTAGTAGTCTTATTGTATGTAAATTTATCGCCCCTAATGTAGTTGAACCTCATATGCCAACCTGGATGTAATTCATAAGCATGATTATGTGGCCACATTATTTGGCACCACTCCTGTACTTCTGATATCAAGTGATCATCCATATCTATGGCAACTATATACGATATGTCATCATCAAACATCTATTTCCCCCTCGCCTGTCATGTGCTGTACCATATCTATCATACACGATAAACACCAGGGACAAAAACTAACTGGGGTGATACCAAAGTACCCATTAGTACCGCCCTCGCCCTCGAGGTCGAATTCACTGTCACAAATATTACAGTTTAGATTTGTTGAACCATCTAATTTTTGGATTGTGTCTTTCATATTCTTTTATAATTCTATCGTAACCCCAACGGCGTTTAGTTTCAAGTTTTTCTAACCACTCCAGTTAGTATCGTAATGAATCACGCAATGAAAATCCAATATAGTGGCACTAATACAAAATACACAAAAAAGGTATTAGCAAGTGCGATCTTGTGAAAATTTTCATCACTAAAAATATCTTTCATATCAAAACCATCCTGAATATTTGAAAAGCCAATAAATGAAACCCATGATAGCATAGATGCCTACACAAATCAAGAGAAATTCTAACACAACACGCCTCATTATTCAATATCCTTTTTATCCATTTGTGGATGATACTCACGAACCAATTGTTCAAACTGACGGAACAGTTTATTGAAACGAATTTCATACATTTGTTCCATACCCATTAGTACATTAGTAATCTGATCCTTAGTCATATCACCCTCAAGTACCTCTTCGCTAAGGTCCTTGATATCAGTAGTGACATGCCAGCAACTCATAATCTGCTGCTCAAAATCAAAACGATTGAACGCCGCAAAAATCTTACCATCCTTATCTACAAATGCTTTAGCCATATTACTTTACTCCAAAATGTTCTTTGATCTGTTTGAAATGTTAGCCGTGTGTGAGACCAAAATCTTCATATCCAGACTCCTTGGCATGTTCATCGCAAAGAGTGCGAATCCATCCACCGTTTCGAATTTTACCAGGCGAGCCACAGACTTCACAAGTCACAGCACTCATTGATTCAGCCATGCTTTCTACACCACGACAATAATCATCACCGCCACAATAGTAAAAACTCAGTGTTCCAAACTTCTCTTTGATCTGAGTGGCGATCACTTGATCACATGCTTCGGGAACTCTTTGACACTGCGGTTCAATATCTTCAAGAACCTTTGCAGCCTCTTGAATACCATATATACTTGGCTCTGTGCATTTTCGTGATGTGAAGTGCATTTGCAGAGGACGAACATCGCCTCTTACTGCACGACGCAAAGCACGATTGTAGCGCAATGCTCTTGCTCTTTGCGCTCGGGTGTAATCGATGTGCCATTGAATAAGAGAACATGCCTTATCAAGAATGTTATACCAACCATCATCACACTCAAATCCCCAACACATGGCTGTATCGCGCATGTTGCCATTGCGATCCCGAAAGATCTTCGGATACTTCTTACACAGTGCTTCGTCTAGTTCTTTACGCATGTCACGACCTCAGTATTTCCACTTATCTTTTTAACATCGTCCTTATTATAATCGCTGCGTTCAGGGCAGCGGATCTTCAACTTGATGTCCACACCTTCCAAAAATGAGTTGGCTGATGTAAAATCATTCTTCACGACAAGACACCAACCATTACTCAGTGGATTCATCACTCAACTCCAAAATGTTTTCGCATATACCAACCAACAGAAATGTCGGGATCGGGAGTGTCTGTGTGCTTATGCGCACGATTCCAACCCAGCATCACACCAGTCTCAACACACTGTGTAATTAGATTATACTCTTTTGCTTTCATTTGCTCCCCCTCGCACGGATGGCGGCGCGGGCGGCTGCAACTACATCGTCTGGCGCAAGTGTTTGCCACCCAAGCAAGTCTGTAAGCGCCTCCAACAGTTCCGCGTTGACCTCTCGCAACCGCTTGTTCTCATCGTAGAGGCGAGGAGCGTCGGCAATCAGGCGGGCGTTGGCTTCGTTCTCGCCAGCCACATAACCGTCAGGACACGCCGCCACTTGCAAATGCAAAGTCCTGTCGGCACTTACCCAAAACCACGGTTCGCGCCCCTCCAAGTGGCCCGTACCCATCGGGCAACTCATTGTCCACGGCCCCGGTGTGTGCTTGCTAACGGCTGTGGTCTTTTTGTTGAACTCCGCCATTTCTCGGCGCATAGCGTCGTAGATGTTACTCACGGCTTCACCTCCCGCAGCGCGTCAATAACTCTTTGAAAAGCGGCTTCCGGTGATTTGTCTGATTCGGAAAACGGCACAGGTAGATAAATCTTCAGCATCCAGTTTTGATATCTTTCTCCGCCACTAGGATGAAGGTACTCATCACGCCACTCCGCGTGAGACAACTCATCACGAACCAAGTTCAGTAGGGCATCGCGCCCGGTCTTGACGCGATTGCACTCAATCATGTGTTCCCGCAGTGATGCACGACATGCCTCAAGCATATTCCAGTCGTATCCCAACGCCGCTTTCAGCCGCACATACTCATCGTGTAAAACAGCAAGTTCAGTCGCGGAATTAATAACCATATTTTTGATTCCATCATGCTCAATGGTGTCAGCATGAAGCATGAGCAATTGTGCTAGAGACGGTGCATTAGATTTTTCGTTCATCACTCAACTCCAAAATGTTCTTTGATCACAATTCCGCAATGTTCACCAAAAGCCATGTCGTGCCCTTTGCTCTCGCTAAAACAAATTTGGGCACATTCCCGAACAATCAACTCGGCGAACCTTTCAATGCTTTGATCTGTCTTCCAAACTGTCGCTCCTTCTACGAACGAGTATTCCTTCGGCACACCAGCTTGTTCAGCAAGTTCTTTAATTCGTTCGTTCATCATTCATCTCCGCTTTTAGAGTAAGATGCGCCAAAACAAAACATTATAAAACTCCATAGAGCAAGGATAACTAGATTCCACAACATCACTCATCTCCATTCCTTAACTTCTTCTGGATTACTATAGTCTACATATCGACCCTTTTCATCATTCCAGTGCCGAATGTCGTAGAAGTTAACATGGATAAACCTATAGAACAAACCTAATGCAATCCTTATGCCAGCGTGGTCAGTTCTCATATTCCATGAAAACCCAAACTCTAAAAGTTCCGAACCACCACTACTAACATTTACTTCAAGGCATTTGTTTTTGGTCACAAGCCAAGCATTGGCAAAATAATTGCGCCCATTCTGATATGCACGCCATGGATTAGTAATGTCAAAATTTAGATTAATCATCACTCAACTCCCTTTAGTAAAAAGCAATCCAAAAAGCATTCCAAATAGTACAATTGGAAACAACATAGTCCCAAAGAATAACACCCAGTGATAGGTGGACATATCCTTCCATGTAGACCGTCGCGTCAATCGACCTTTAAATTCTTCTCGCACGAACAGAGAAAAACAAATCAAAGAAATCATTCCAGCGACAACGCATCCGACAAAAAACAAGTTCATTCTTCAACTCCAAAATGTTTCAAAACATAATGACCAGGAGTGTAAGATTGATATTGATTTATTGTTGCAATAACGGCACACTCTTTGATAATCAACTCGGCGAACTTTTCTAATTCCTTCTGTGTGATGAAATAGATTGGTTCAGGTTCTAATGCCAAATCGTCATCAAATTCTAAACCAGCCTGTTCAGCAAGTTCTTTGATTCGTTCGTTCATCACACTCTCACAAAATCAATATTTTCAACGGCTTCAGATTCAAACACGTTGTCCATGTTCCGCCCATCACTGCCTGTGCTCAAATAAAACTTCATATTTGGCATGCGCGAGGCATAAACAATATCGCCTTTCTTCACTCCTGCGCGTCGAAATGTTTTCAATGACTTTGCTTGAAACACAACCAAAAAGTCTTCGGGCAATTCGTCGTAACTATAGAAACCCATCACGCCACTCCAAAATGTTCTTTAATCTGGCTGGCAATGCGATAAGCAGTATTGGTGCAACAGGCATCACCGTCAGTAATATCATCTTCACTAACTTTAGCACATTCTCTAACAATCAACTCGGCGAACTTTTCATAATCAAACTCTGGACGGCTACCATATTCATAACTACCAGTTTCAATACTGCACCGAATAGCAAGTTGTCCGATTCGTTTGTTCATTTTCTATCCAATCCATTCCAACATGTAATCAACTGATCTTGTGCGTTACGCATGTACCAGAAATCAGCATTGAGGGATAGTTCCATTCCACAATGTTCATCCTTGTCTTTAGTACATTCTATATAAAGTGTCTGCCAGTCTTTACCGTAACACTCAATAGTACCACTAGCATCTAAACGAGCAGATGAACCACACATTGGACAAGGTAGAATTTCTTCGTTCATTGTTCAACTCCGAAATGTTTCTTCAACTCTTTGCCAGCATAAGCCACAGCACTATTCCAACCTTGGCTATGTGGATCTTGCGGAATATGTCCTTTGTCCATTACAACCATTCCATTTACCCTGTTAGCGCATTCTTGTACAATCAATTCGGCAAACTTTTCACTCATACACATAGCCCACTCAACAATGTCGCTGGGATATTTTTCCTTGGCATAGCGTGCAGCCATTACATGTAGTTCATTCATTCGTTCGTTCATCACCCAACTCCCTTTATCAACAAAACCAAAATAAGCGATCCAACTGCCAGAATTGGCAATTGCAAAGTCCCAATGACCAACACCTTATGATAGGTGGTCATATCCTTCCATCGACCAGGTCGCTTCAATCGACCTTTAATATCTTCTCGCACGAACAGAAAATAACAAATCATTGACACGACAAAGCATACGGCAAAAAGCAATTTCATTCTTCAACTCCAAAATTTTGTTTCAGCCCACAATGCGGACAATATAATTCCTTCGGCTTCCAATCATCTACTGCTGCAATGCTCCACCAATTACGGCAACTGTCGCAAACGAAATGCCATATCGTTTCTTTACTGATATTAGCCACGGCGCATCCTACTGATATCCTTCATCTGCTCTTCGTCAATCACTGGAACAGCATTACTCTTGTGCATGGTAGCAATGCCCTTGACAAGTGTACCAGTATACTTCAATGGTTCACGCTTGTTAGTATTACCAGCAACAATACCGAGGCTCTGATGTTGTACGCGATCAACATAGCGTGGGTGAGTAGTTGTGCTAGCCTGTAATGTCTTGAACACAGGCTTATCTAACTTGACCTTACCAAGACGGTTATCGCAATACTCGTCAAAGGTAATCTTAGGCATACCCTGCGACTTACGCAACTTGTTGTCAGCCATCCAGTCAAACTCCCACTCTTCACGCTTACGCTTGGTAAGTTTGAAGGTTGACTTGCGTGTGCTAAGGCTGGATAGACCGCGTTGTAGATGCATCGTCATGTTTATATCTTACTCTAGTTCAGTATCAGTGTCAAGTTCACTTACCCTTTCCTTGACATCATCCATAATCTCTAAAATATCCTGGTTGTCGATGACCTCAAAATCATAAAATTCTATCAGTGCCTTGATGATGCGTATGTCGCGTTCATTGATGACAGTAATATCACGCTGTCCTATATCGTCCAAATATTCAATGAGTGCATCAAGCATACGCACATACTTTTTTTGCCACTCGGGTTCTATATATTCAGATGTCATAACTTATTTTAGCACTTCATCAAGGTGTTTACAATAGTTACGGAAAGTAAAGCCCGGGCAAGTACAGGTTTTCAGATCGGGGTCTACCCAATATGTATTGCCCTTGCTGCCACTTACCTTGATGAGGTTACTCTCGACCTTAACCTTGAAGGGATTCTGTTCCAGTTCGATGAAAGTACGACCACGACGATCCAAATTGAGTGGCTTATTGAGCGTGATGATCTTAGTAGTGCCCTTGGGTATGTACGATACGATCTTGCTACCGTCCATGAGGTAAGTATGATTGGGCTGAATGCCGCTCTTCCAAACTGTAGTTTCTTGAATCGCAATCATACATCACCTATATAAAAAGATGGGGGACTTGAACGCTTCATTGAAGCAAGGGCGCCCCCAGACCCAATCACGAACCAGTAGCTAGTAACAGAGCGTCACCACTCTTACGAAAGTCCTCGATGAACACATGATGGTCGTCGCCACTATCACGGATGCAAGCATTAGCCGCGACATAGAGAGCGGCCCAAGTGTTACCATTGATAGCCGTTGTCACGACACCATTGCCCCAATGATCCTTGTAGGATACATACTTAGCACCCTCGTAGGGATGCGGCTCATTGAGATTGTCAACCTCGGTCACAGACCAAATCGCATCAAGACCAAGATCCTTCTTGACCTGACTATAGTGGTCGTACTTACGATCACTAATCTGTCGCTCCTGCTCATAAGCACCCTTGAGCGCACCACGAATAGCCTCGACCAGTGATTGCACCTCGGGCTTATCGATCTGACCCAAATCATACAGGGCGTTGTGAATCGTCTCAAACTCACTAGCAGTCAAACTAACCGGAACCATAAAATATCTCCTTGAATCAACTATAGATATATGGTAACACAATGCTACCCAAATGTCAAGCCTTATTACGCGAATTCGTAAAATTTCACAGACGGGTCGAGGGCTTTGAGTTCCTGAGCAGCCTTCGTCAACTCATTGTAAAGTGCCTGAACCTGACTACGCGGACGCTCGCCATCGCAGGTCAGATTTTCGGGGCTAAGGTCGCTGTCAATGCTGTTAGCGATTTTCTGACGATCCTGGGCGTTATTCAGATCCAGGGGCTTGCCACCGAAAAACTTGTTCCAGTCATTCTTGCGGGCAACATAATTCTGAAGTGTTCGCATATCAATCTCCGTTCGTTCAGTATGTAGATATTATGCGCCCAAACTAGCCCAAAGTCAACAACTATAATTCCATATAAATCAATAACTTACACGCCCTCGTAAGTTATTGATTTTATTAGGGTTATTATTTTACTCGGATTTGGGGCGTTTTTCTAGCACACTATCAACTAGACCGTAGTCTAGGGCCTGCTGGGCACTCATAAAGAAATCGCGTTCCATGTCCTTAGCAAGTTCCTCATAGGTCTTGCCCACGCTGTTGTGCTTGACATAGATATTGGTTAGGTTCTTTTTCATCTCAAGTATCTCACGCACTTGAATTTCCATATCAGTCGCTTGACCTCTAGCACCGCCCGACGGCTGGTGAATCATGTGACGAGCATTTGGAAGAATCATACGTTTACCCTTAGCACCTGCTTGTGCAAGCAAACTGCCCATGCTGCATGCCTGACCCATTACAATCGTTGTAACATCTGGCTGAATGAATTGAATAGCATCGTAAATCGCCATGCCCGCCGTCACGCTCCCGCCCGGGCTATTGATATAAAGACTGATATCCTTTTCAGGATTTTCGCTTTCAAGATATAGTAATTGGGCTACAATCAAATTTGCCATCTGATCATGAACCTCGCCTTCAAGCAAGATCACACGGTCGCGCAATAATCGACTATAGATATCATAACTACGCTCGCCGCGGCTAGTTTGTTCCAACACCATAGGTACAAGGTTCATATAAACTCCTATAAAATAAAATCAATTATATGTTATATAATTAGAAAAAGCAATACTTACGGTTACTTTCTTTTTTCTCTACCGATACCTGTAGTAGTTTTTGGCTTCATGCTGATTGGCTTACTTGTACCCTGTGCAATTTGTTTTGCTGCTTTGGCTAAATTAATATCGGGTGTAGTTTTCTTTGCGCTTGGTTCGCTATTATCTTCTTTTGGTTTACCTGTGCCTCTATCGATCTTAAATGTAAAGTTACCTTTTATACCTGTGCTAAAATAGTTTTTGCTTGCTGATAGATAGACACCTTTGATGCTTTCGCCGGGATATACAGTATCAAAACTTTGCAATACCCAACTATCCTTATCTTGTTTTGCTTTTGTATATACCTGAACTAATGCACCGTTGTTTAATATATCAGATGCAGCCTTGCTAAAATCTGTTTTGTCATTGACTTCGATTGCTGCCAGTGTAGCAACACTTGCCAATAAGTGATAAAAGAGATTGACACTTTCTGGATTATCACTATCACGACCTTTTGCAAGTTTAGTCAAATTTTTACCTAAATTCATTTTGTCGATATCTTTTAGGTTTATAGGCTTCGTATTACGCAATCTCAAAATAGTATCAGCTTCATCTTGCGTGATGATATCATACTTCACACCAAGATATAATGGCGCTTTCACTTGACCTTGATTTTGTATTTCGCGCATCAAATCAATACTATCTTTATAATTTTTTATTAGTTTTCTACCAGCAGGCGTCTCGCTCAACTCATTTACGCTATCTATAAGATTTTTAGCACTTGCTTGCGCACCTTTGCCGCCTTTAGTGCTGACCTTGACAGTCTTGCCTTCATTACTAGTCAATATGCTATCGCTAAGACCTGCGTTCTTCGCGCTGTCGAATGATATCAATGTGCCAGCGAAACTACCACCTAGAAAGATTTCTGCTGCTTCGCCTGCATTACCTGTGTATGAACCAACTTGCAATGCCATTGGTTGTAATATCTCACAGAAGTAATCTCTGAATCCAGTAAAACTAACTCCTTGCGGTATATCAAAACGAATGGGAAATTTCTCACCCTGTGCTATGCGTTTAGCAAGAATAGTCAACGAATTGTTCGGTCCTAATTTAGGATTTTCTTCTAGTTGAGCAATTATATCTGCGCTAGTTAGATTATCTCGCTTTGTTAATAAATCTTGCGGAGTAAGTCCCGATTGTATTTTTTCAGCAGCTCTACCGGCAAATCTATAACCAGCAACTTCATTAGGTATATAATTACTTGTTGGATCAGGTTTTATATTATCTTTAAAAAACCCATATTGAATCTCACCATCACTAGTGTTGAATGTCGCTACAGCTACACCGCCGGTCTTGTTAGTTTTATTGTTTTGCCATTTTACATTTGCTAATTGTCTTAATAATGCTTCTAGTTGAGATTGTTCAAATTTCCCGCCCTCGCGAGGATAAAATTCAATATTGTTGAAAACTATCTCGTCGCCGTTAGCATTTTTAAATTTATCTCCCGGCTTCCTTCCAGCAAGACCGGTACTTTCAGAAAGAACAGTTATGGTGTCTAATAAATCGCGCATAATATAGTATTTAGTTTAAACTTGGGTAACGTCCTGTTTCTTAAACCAGTGATGGTCTTTTAATGTGTTTTGTTTAAGTGCGATACCATATTTTGCTAACTTTTTACGCCAAATATAAAATGTAGGACCATGGCTCATATGTCTAGGCAATCCTCTTTGTACGCGAATATTGCTGTAAACATCCCATTGGTACTGATGTACCATTTCATGTGCTAATGTAGATATAAACCATTGACGGCAATAATAACGATCTGCTAGATGTATGGTACAGTAACTTTTAGTCTTGCGTATAGGACCCTCTGCCCCGCTACACATACCTATAGCATCATATAATCTACATAAAACAAATTTGGGCATAGGTAATCGATTATAGAATATTTCACGGTTTATTAGCCTAAAAAGTGCTTTTACTTCCTTCATTTTGGGTCGATATGGCTTGCTACGCTGTAAACTCTTCCCGGGAAGCGGCTCATCCATGAGCTTTTTAAGGTCTCTAAAGCGCATATCCGTATTTAACATATAAAAAATAATAGTATTATATTTTGGTAGTAAATACATTTTTAGGAGAAACATATATGTTATGGTTATTATTAGGATTAGTCGCAGTCGGTGCTTTCATTTGGTGGGTAAACCGTGATGAAAAGATTGACGCAAATGACGATGGAAATGTAGATGTAGCAGAAGCTAAGGCAGCAGTTGAAAAGGCTGTCGCTGAAGCAAAGAAATTAGCAGACGTAAACAAAGACGGTAAGGTTGATGTCGCTGACGTTAAAGAAGCAGGCAAGAAGGTCAAGGCTGGAGCAAAGAAGGCTGCAGGTAAGGCAAAGGCTGCTGTTAAGAAAGTAAAGAAAGCCTAATACTTTAAATGGTAGACATAGGATTTGATATTATCGGGGATCTTAATTTAGAACCCGAAGATAGTTTTGATTGGGAAGGAAAACCAACAAGCCTATACTGCATAATAGCAGGTAATATCAGTAATGATTTAAGGACGATATATCAGACTTTAAGTCATTTAAATAAATTCTATCAAGGCATATTATACATACCGGGTCTCCTTGAATATAAAGGTCATGATTATGACGTTCGTACCAAGGAGATATCGGTATTGTGTAAAAAGCTTCCTAAGGTTGCATTACTATATCAGCATGTTGTGATAATAGATGGCATAGCAATTGTCGGTGCCAATTGTTATAATGCTGACAATCCGGACGACATCGATTCAGAATTAGTTAGACATCGATTAAATGATATTGCTTACCTTAATAAAAGCGTAAGTAAATTACAAACACATTTAGACGTTAAAAAAATAATTATCGTAACGTCTTGTATACCTCGACGCCAATTGTATTTTGGTAAAATACCTGATCACGTAGAGGATCATATCTATCCTGATTATTGTTTGATGTCCGACACTGAGATGAAGATAACTCATTGGATATTCGGCGGCGTCGAATCCTTTACAGATACGGTAATAGGGGCTGTGAAATATATTAACAACCCCTATTATAAAAAAAGACCTTATTGGCCTAAACGTTTTATCGTTTAAGCTTTCTCAGCTTCAACTTTAACTTGTAATGGATAACCTTGTGCCCTTGCATCAAGTGTTACCTCAATACCTTTTTGTTCAGCAATCTCATATGGAAGAACAGCGACTACAGCACTACCCTTTTCATGAATGTTTATAGTGATAGAACTTGCAGTATCTTGATTATAGTTAAAATATGTGATCAATGAAGTCACAACAAATTCCATGCTTGTAACATCATCATTGATATAAATTATCTTAAAAAGAGGCGGTTCCTGAAGAGTAAGGTTAGGCTTAATCTTTTGCTTGATTTCTGTCTTGTTTCCCATATTATATCCTCGTTAGATTGTTCGCGGTCAATAGTTTGTTCTGTGTTTATCTTCTAGAACTTAAATTCAGACGCCCCGCAGGCAAGAACTGAATAAAACTTATTGACCGCGAACATTTTATCTTACTATTATATTATTTATTGTATGCAATTGCAATCTTCTTGGGCTGCAACTCTTCAGGGACTTTGCGCTCAAGTGTGATTGACAAAATGCCGCTATCGCTACTTGCATCTACCACTTCAACGTGGTCAGCAAGAGTGAAAGTGCGTGTGAAACTGCGTGAACTAATACCACGATGTAGATATTCTACAGGTGTTTCAGTCTCAGTTTCGTAACGATCACCTTCGATAGTAAGTAGGTTCTTTTCAACAGTTACCGTAATATCACCTTCACGGAAACCAGCAACAGCCAATTCAATTACAAACTTATCGTCTGTATGCTTGACTACATTATATGGGGGATAATTTTGCTGACTTTGTTGGTTACTGACTCTGAGTAGTTCATTGAACATACTGTCGAAACCTATACCAAATTTGTGAATTGACGGAACGTCAAAGGAACGTAATGTTAATGTGTTTGTCATATTATTTCTCCTTTTATAAGCAAGTTTATGACTAATACAGACCCGACCATCGGCATCTGTATCAAGTATTTATTATACTGGATTATGCAAAAAATATTACTTTTTATGGGTGAATGCGTTTTGCTGGGCTAATTGTTTTTGCCAGCGTTTCTTAGCCATGCTACGGGCTAATTTCTTTTCTACGCTTGGTTTTGTGTAACGCTCTCTTTTTTGTAAGTCAAGGAGCAAGCCGGATTCGGACACCTTCTTTTTAAATTTTCTAAGTGCCTTCTCTACGTTCCCGTCTTTTACTATAACTTTTCTTCCGCTTAAATTCATAAATGTTTAGGATTAATTACTAGTTCCTGACTAATATTTATCTCTTTAACGCCTTTCTTCTTGTATTTGCTCACATTAAACATATGCGGAAGCAAACATTTTTCGATTTCAGTCTGTAGTCCTCTAGCACCTGTTTTGAGTTGTAGACAATTTTTTGCTAATTGCTGTATAGCATCTTTACTGAATACCAATTCAACATCGTCTAAACTAAACAAATACTTATATTGGTCTATATAGTTATTTTTTACTTTTGTCAATATTTCTACTAATTGCTTTTCTTCTAGATCCTTGACAGAAATTGTAGTAGCAAAACGCCCTATAAATTCAGGAATCAGACCGAATTTAGTTAGATCATCGGGTGTGGTCTGATCTAGATTTGTTTCAGTGGTGGTGCTTTTAATATCAGCCGAGAACCCTATATTTGTACCTTTAAGTCTATTGCGGATTATATCATTTAATCCTACAAACGCGCCGCCGGCAATGAATAATATATTTTTGGTATTGACAGTTATCATATCGCCACTAGGATGTTTACGACCACCTTGGGCGGGTATTCTACATACGGTTCCTTCTACCAACTTGAGTAGTGCTTGTTGCACGCCTTCACCCGAAACGTCACGGGTGATGCTAGTGCTTTCGCTTTTACGTGCGATTTTATCGATCTCGTCGATAAAGACGATTCCCTTTTCAGCGAGTTTGACATCGCCTCCTGCGGCATGTAATAACATACTGATCATGCTTTCAACGTCATCGCCGACATATCCAGCTTCAGTTAGGCTAGTAGCATCAGCGATCACGAAGGGAACATTAAGAAATTTTGCAGCCATTTTAGCTAGCAATGTTTTGCCTGATCCTGTAGGACCCAACAATAACACATTACCCTTTTGTATTTCAAAATCAGGTGGAGGATTGATGATTCGCTTATAATGATTAGCGATTGCAACGCTAAGAACGATTTTAGCCTGCTCTTGCCCTACGATGTAATCATCTAAATAATTCTTAATTTGGATAGCATCAACCTGCTTAAGATTAGGCTCTTTAGCCTTCTCCTCATCTTCAGGTTTTACGTCACGTACAATAAGGTCATGACAAAGAGTTGAGCAATGATCGCATATCGCAACATCACCAGACACTATCAATTTTTTTCTTTTATCCTTATGCTCACCGCAAAAAGAACAGTGGCTTAAATGTTTTTCTTCTGACATAAAGTTATTTAATTAAAATGTAAATGCTATCAATTTTTACAATCTTTTTTAGAAACCAGTTCCACAACAATGTTGTTAATTGTAGTTTTAGCATTAATCTGCATAGTAACATAATTTTTTGCAACCATGTTACTATTGATAGACATGGCATCATATGGATAGCCTATCTGATACATAGTTCTATTTTCTTCATCTACTAGTTTAGTACAAGTTGATTGCAAAACTTTGTCATTGATATCGTACATAGTAGCCTTGACATGTGGCTCATTGCTATCACGCATCTTCATAGCAATGATATCGTATCTTAAGGTATCAGTTAAATTATACTGAACAAAATCCCAGTCTGCTTTTTTATAAAACCTGATGGGGATTCCAGGTACTTCATTATACTGTTGATACCATTTCTTCTTTACACTAAACTTTTTTAGTGTAGATTCCATCGCGTCTAAAAATTCCTTATTCCAGATTACAGCATAAGGAACAACAACATACAACCTGCGTCCATCATCTTCAGTAATATAAGGCTTTCTATACTCTAGAAGTTCAAAAGCATGATATGGAAAATCATCCATGACCTGTTCGATGAACCTATCCCCGTATTGCTTTTCAGATTGATATGATTTTACAGTCGATTGTAAATCATCCTTATTAAACTGATTATAAATTTCTGATTGATTAAACAATCGCTTACTTTGATTTGCTTGCTCTAAAGTAATTTGCATTGATACTGTGTATCCGTTGTTGCTATTACTTTCATCAAGCACTATAGCCTTAGTAACTCTACAGGAACTATAAACTGATATCCTAGTATCGCGCATTTCATAGTCTTTAAGTTTTTTATCACTTAACACTGCCACGCCACAATACTGTTGTGATGCTTTACTAAAAGCATCATCTTTTGCCTTGTCTTTAGTGACACCGTTACCCTCAACAATAACGGTTTGGCTAGCAACCGCGAGGCTACTAACCAAACCGAATATAATTGCTGATAATGCCTTCACAATTACAGACCGCGAGCCTGCATCATTAGGTCAGTATTCTTGCGAGTCCAACCCATAGTGCAACTTACTTCCTGCTTGCCAACAACATCCTGTCTGACAGGCTGCCAACCCTGCAAGAATCGTTCGCTTGAACGTCTCACAGTATTAGTGACAACAACATTGGTGTCGTTACTATTTTGACGATTGCTAGACTCTGTGCGACCAACATCACGATCACTGTTTTCAGTTTCTTGGCTTTCAGACAATTCCTTGCTATTACCAACCCTTTCAACAGTACGGAAACTTTGTGTGCGTTCGCCCATCCAATGCGCTACGTTAGCCATTGCATAACTACAGGCAGACTCCATTGCATTCTTGCGGTTATTAGTAGTTCCGCCATTGCTGGGTGCTGTACTAGTAGATTCAATCGCTACAATCTCACAAGTACGACCAAACATCTTACCGATTGCACCGCAATTTTTGCTGGTTACCTTAAGACCCTCAGCAACAAAGTCGGTACTGAGTTCTTCTTCACGAACGGTGTCAACCCTTGCTGGACCTGTAGCACAAGCGCCCAAAGTCAGCAAAACACTAGCCATAATCAACTTACTCTTCATAACACGTTACTCCATAGTTGTAGAACGTATTATAAGTATACTAGTGTCTATTATTTAGGTCAAGTATTTTGGTTACCTTTTAGATAACTTTCAATCTCAGCACGTTCTGCGTCACTTAAACTATCCAAATCGTATTCACCCGAACCAATTTTTTCTACTAGAAACTTGATATACTCTTGGTCATAAAGGTAACTTTGGGTAGACGCTTTGTTGATTTCAATCCATTTATTACCATCAAATTTATATACGCGATTTGGATTGACATCGACACGTACAAATATATCGCCCTTAGCGGCTATTTTAGGAAATGTTGTACCGAAATTGCTACTAATTTGGTAATTGCCTGCTGAATCTGCTTTTATTGAAAATAGGTCTGGGCGTAGTTCCTTTAGTGCGTTACGTTGAAATAGTCTTTGTTCAAATTCAACGTAGCCACCACCTTTATCGTGTACAGGGGTTACACCTTCAGTGATTATTTCTTTAGTTTGTTTTTCAATCGCTGGAACAACTTTAACGTCGGGCTTTTCTGCCAGTCCGTTAGGTTTTGCCAATTTAATTTTTCTTTTAGGTTCAAATTTGACCTTTTTGTAATTTTTTCTAGATTCAGTTTTTTTAATCTTTCTAGTTTTATTAGATCGAATTTTGGCAACTTTAGGTTTTTGAGATTGCTTAGTGACAGCTTTTCTTTTAACTTTTTTTTTACAGGATTTACCTGCTCTTTTTTCACTATGCCGCCGTCTGCGGTCATTTCAAAATTAGCCGCTGTAGGTTCTGGTTCCTTTAAAGGATCCATTACAGGAGTAGCTCTGCTTTCTTTTTCGCTGTCATCTAAAGGCAGATATCCGTCACTTCCTGTATCTACAAATTTTTCTATCTTCTTTTCTTCCTTCTTTTCAAATTCCCATTTGTAACTGCTGATAGCAGCGATAACTAGCATCAATGCTAATGGGTCGAACACGAAAATGAGTAGTATGATAACCCAACGCACAGCACGTTCTAATGTTGCCGTGTCTGGATTGTCGCCGTAAATCAATGCAGCGATATATTTGATTGGACCAACTTCTGCCTCTATCTGGCGATACTTACTAGCGATTGGAGCCTTTTCTATATTGATTTTTTGTATTTCGGCATTGCTGGCTTCGATACGTTTCTGCGCGGCAGCAATCTCACTATTGAGTGAGTTACGCTCTCTACGTTGCTGTGCGCGTATCTGTACCGCTCTTTCTACGCTAGCCTCGCTATCACCGCGATCAAGTCTGGCAGTCAACTGAGCATCCATCTGACTCAATGTTTTACGTGCGGCTTCAATATTCTGACGCTCACTAAGGATCAACTCTTTTTGTATTGCAATCTTATCATCAAATAACTGTATTTGTGCAGCAACGTCGCCAGTAGGTATTCCTTGATCCATGTGTGCTTTTGACAGGAAGCCAAAAATACCCATGCTTGTTACAAGTGCAAGGACTATGACAGCACCAGTCAGATAAGTTTTCATTGCCCATTTGCAATTGTCCCAATATCTATGTAGCCAAACGGTCGTGACGACCTTGGCAATTTCAAGGCTTGCGCCCATGATAATGATGGGTATTACTGCTGCGGCGAATATAGCAGTCAAGCCTACAACACTGTACCAAGCCGCTATGCCGCTCAATACTAGCGCGGTAATTAGTGCTAACGTGCTGAGGCTAAATATCTTCCTAAATAGTAGTGGCATTATAATATTTATTGTTGTTTGAACCTATATAACGTATATTATTCTCTAGGTTCAGGAGGCTCACCTTCTCCGAACAAGTAGCCATATGTGCCTAAAAATTCTTGTAGACTCATGACCAATTTGCGTGGTATACCTGGACCTTGCTGGACATGGTATGTAACGAGGTAATCTTCATCACCTCGCCATTTTATTTGTATGACTTCTAGCCAGTCTCCGTCACCGAAAACATATTTTTGTCCAATTAAATCTTGTCTCAATCGTCTAGTTCCTGCTCATTATCAATCTCATAACTAATATCATAACCGCCCTTACGGTCACTGAACCAGTCATCATAACGGTCATAGTTGTAATTTTCTGTAAACTCAACAAAATTGTCAGTCTCTTCATCGCTAGGAGCATCACCAAAAGGTTTACTATCCCAGTCATCAGTGCTATTCATGTGACTTACAATTTCTTTAAAACGATCAATGCTTCCAAACTTCTCAATGATATCCTCATCGGGGATGTCATAGGTAAAATGGCTATGAACGGTGTGGTACTCAATACGCTTGAATTGCATAATATTCTCCTACATTTATTATATCACTTATCGTCACGAAATCTAACGAAACGGGGAAACCTAAGACTATAGCTACCATCTTGGTTCTGCGTTATTGCATCGGCAAGGACTTCGGCAGTCCGTCCAATAACCACATTACTATTAGTCCAGTAGTCGTCCCTATCACTGTCGCTATAACCACTGCCAACATTGACACGAATAGTTTTTCCATCGTCTACGCCCTCGCAAACTAGAGCACCAAGACGGCCACTATTCCTTCCCGTGCCCTCTTCTATATTTACTACAGTCAAATCAACTGTAATCGTGGGCTTCCACTTTAGCCAACTTGTATTACGCTTACATTCATATGGAGCGTTCAGTTCTTTGATCATGATGCCTTCAAAGCCTGCGACAACCATATCGTTAGCATAACGCTTGAGTTGGTTCTGACCTTCAACGCTATTCAAGTCAACCTTGATATGCGGAAGCAATTCTACATTGGGCATGTCATCAATGATGGGACGCAACTTTTCAAGTATGTCAATACGCTTGTGCAGTTGTGCGTTCCAGAAACCACGAGTCCAATCATCGGCAGGGATGATATCGAACACATTGAACACGCTATCAGTAGCATTGACATCTTCTTTGCGGCGTGCCTGACGCATCAATTCTTGGAACGTGCGACCAGTTACTTCGCCATCAAGCCAGAAGCCATACTTCAATGTACGATCACCATTGGCAGCAACCAACTTATGAAAGTTCTTTTCAACTTGTCGTTGGATATGACCAAAGTTATCAAACACTTTACCATTGCGGCTATAGCAAGTGCTAGCCGCACTGCCTCTAACATGCAGCAATACACGCACACCGTCAAGTTTAGGCTCAAGTCGCTTGATACCACTCATCTCAGGGCGACCCTCACAGTTGGTCGCTAACTGACAACCAAAGATAGGAATCTCGTATTCTGATTTCTTGACAACCTTGTTGAAGGTCTTGTCACTGATACCGCAACGCAAATCCTTGCGAATGACATTGCGACAAAAGTTATTCCACTCATCACTGTCAAAACGATCAGCCATAGCCTGAACACGATCACGGGCTTCGTTACCTGTGATTTCACGATTACACAAATCAGCTAACAGGTCGTCAAACTCACCCCAAGGATTTTCACGACCAGTGATGCCCTCTTCAATCTCGGGCACTTGTCGCAAACCATATGTGATATAAGGATTGTAGGCAGCATAAACAAAATGTAAAAACAGTTTACAACTTTCATTATCAAGCACTGCCATCTCATAGGCTTGCTTGATGACATCTTCTTTGTGAAGGCGGCTGTCACTCTCGTTCAACTTATGAATCCAATATGCCATGCTCATTTGTTTAGCTCCATCCACATAAGAATCTTGTCAATCGTTTCGCATATCTCAGGGTAGTTACTACGCTTGTCATAGATACCCCACATCTTTACAAATCCGTCTTTGACCCTACGATTTTTATAATATTCAATACGGTTAGGTACCCAACCTACTTGATACTTATAACCTTTCGTTGGACTACCATGGACCAATATCACAGTATCAATACTTGTGTATTTGTGATTATGATCCCATTCATAGCGATAATATGTACAGTAAGCAGCCCAGACACGACCGTCGGGATGGACACAGAAATACTTGAAATCGCTTGGTACATCAAATACATGACCTATGTACTTACTTCTGTGTCGCCCGACATGTATTGCCTGCTCTACGATCTTATTGATATCTACCATATCACGCCTTCAGTAATGCCCAAACTAGATGCTTCTCAACTTGCTCTCTTACTTTAGCAAATTGTTTAGTTTTATACAAGTCCGATTTGTCCATATACTCAAGTTCCATTACAGCCCTATATCTGTAATCGCCGCGGTCCAAATACGGTATAGTTTTACAACGCAATTTACCATTGCGTTTACCATATAGGACTAACGCTTTTAGATTAAATAACAAATCGGGGTATATTTCCTTATCGCAAGGTACTTCAACAATAGCATACACATTGTCACTATTGCCGCGCTCCTGATGACCTAGAAAATATATATGTTTCATATCTTAGGAATACCTCAACACAAACATAGTATACAACTTTTCATCGCCAAATTCAAGATAATCTCTAACATACTTACTTAAGACATATCGGGCTTTATAAGGCTCTAAAAATTTTTGTATTCTTAGTAATGGAACTTCTTCAAAATAAAATTCTTGTAACTCGACTATAAAGTTTTGCCAATATACAGGACAATTACAATAACTTTTTTCTAAATTTACAACAATCATGAAATCTTTACACGATTCAACTGAGTTTGATTATTATCTTGCCGCTTTACAGTACCAGCAATGTTCAATACATTGCCCACAGTCACTTCCTGCTTGTAACTAAAAAACACAGCCTGGTCGCTTGACGTAATACCAGTCACAAAGTATGTGAACCATTTCTGACTATACACACACTTCAACACTTCAACCTGTGTTTTGATACGCTCACCAACAGTACCGATATAGCCACCTTGACTATATTTCACACGGCGATCACGCTGGTCACGCTGTAGATTTGCCTGATATGAGTTTGGCATGCTTGCCAATACAGCAACATCGTAACCCTCTGTCACAGTTTCCTTCTGTAACAAGGTCAGCATGTTACGTTCAAAGTCACTCATGTATTCGCCGGTAAGCAACTTGAAGGTTTTACCGTTCCAGTATGAGCGTACCTTTTCAGCCATATCACGATCAATATCCATGATATGTTCGGGCTGCTCAATATAAGTTTCTACCAATTGACGATTGGTAGTATACTTTACAACCTCACCTTTATCGTTAACGAAAATGCCTTCGTCAAGATTGTACTTGATATACTTGTTACCATTGACACGCTGTGCCGCACAGGCTGCGCTCAACACCAGCATAGTGTCATACTCTTTACGAACTTTTGATTTGCGGGGCATATTACTTATGACACAGTTCAAAGATGATGCTAGCACGACCGTTTTTAATAATGTAATTGTTGTTTTTAGCAAACGCCATTACGTCACGATACTCCGGACTGAACTTGTCAACACTCTGAGGTGCCTCAATCTTGACAGTCATAAAAGTTTCACGATAATTTAGAAACGTCCTACGTCGAAAGAAAGCATTGTCTACCATGTCCTTGAACTTGAGACCCTGCTCAATCTCGTTGGGGGTAAACTTCTCTTTGTTCTTGCGATTCTGTTGCTCAACGTCCCTACGTGCGATAAAAGCACCCTGCGGGCTACGCAAATCTTCGTCAACATCATAGTACGACACAACATGTCTCCAGTTATCAACTATAGATATATTATGCGCCCAAACGTGCCCAAAGTCAACAACTATAAACCGTTATAAATCAATGACTTAGCGCAGCCGCACTATCTGTAATTCTAGTGTTTTTATGCCCGATTGAGAAAAAGACCCCGAGCCATTCTAACTTTTTAGGTTTTTCGAAAAACGAATACGCCTTCGTGCTTAAATCCTTTTTGTTTTTTATTATTGCCTTTTCCGGGACGCACGTTCAACATCATCTTGATTGTTTCTACGTGCTTGAAATTTAACTTTTCTGAGATTTCTATCCAACGGTCTGTGATTGCAAACTGATCGTAATCGGCAATATTGACGGCATAGATACCGTCTTTTACTAGACCTCTATGCAGCATCTGAATCGTAGGTTCGGCATAGTGATCGAACCATGCATCCAAATTAGTATACTTGTTCATACATTGGGTCGGTTCATCACAGTATATTTCTAAATTAAAATACGGTGGACTACTAAACGCGGCATCATACTTTCCTTCTTCCGGAACGAAATCCTCGCTACCACAATTATTCATTTGATAACCGCTGCCTAACCCAGCCTCATCCAACAAACTACCTAATGCATCAAGACCATTATAGGTTTTTGTATTAGGATCTATGCCTGTATAGTTAAATTTAAATACAGGACTCGTCATAGCACCCAGCATTCTGCCACCATAACCTGAACTAAAGTCAAGAACGGAACCGAACATAGTAGGACAAATATATTCAAATATGGCCCTAGCATTCATAGGCTTGAAGTTTTGTATAGTGCCGCCCCCAGTCAAATCTAATGCCCTCAATATGCTTTTAGGCATGACGGCATTCTCTCCCTCATTTCTATATTGATAGCAAATTTTAATGGCGGCCTTCAGTTTTTTATCATTGTTGAATCTATGACGTAGACTGACTTCATCGTAGTTAAAAGTTTTAGCTTCCTGCATATTAGGAAACCAGAATCTACAAAACTGCTGTCCTGCTGTTTTACCAGTAGATAAAGTTTTGTTTTGATCTATTTTTGATTCTTTTTTGTTAAGATTTAATAATTCTTTTACACAGCCATCTAGGGAAAAGTATGTGATAGGGAGTGTGCCTATGCTACGATAAATGTCAAATACATCTTGCTGTATTTTTTTCTTTCCTGCGTCATCAGCCTTGTTCCACTCTTCTTTGCTTAACTTTTTTAAGTCATTATAAACATGTTCATAGCCTGTAGACTTGTCAGTACTAGGTGTATAATTCCATTCTTTACAAATGTTATCATAGTAATTTAACACCTTTTTATTTGTAATGCTTGTCATAAATCTTTTTGATGATATCGTAATGCTCATATTTTGGAATGCGTTTCCAAAGAGTAGTACCATTTGAAGGTGTCGTTGCCTTTAATGCTTTCACCAACGCGGTGATTGCTTCACTGTTATAATACTTATAAAATTCATCGAATTCCTTTTTATTTTTGATTTTTATCCAGATGGTATTATGACCAGTACCATACTCAGGACCTGCATATTTTACCGGGCTCTGGCCTTTATGAATTCCGTTCTTGCTGATCACCGCCTTATGCTTACCAACGCCCTCATTTTCTGTTATTGTAGACTCGGCAACTTTAATAATATCTCCGAAACCTTCTTCATCCTTTTCCCCTACATTAAAGATCAAGGGGACGGTTCCTTCTTGTTCACTTAATTGAGTCCTATAATAACTACCATAATATGCTTGATAGCCCTCTAACTTTAATGATAATACTTCTAAAGCATAGCGATATGCTTTGATATCATGGTCTGGTAAAAACGGAGGATTATCAACTAAAAACGATCCTTCATCGCTCATGATTTTAACTTTTTTATGTGTCTTGGTAGGCTCAAATACCATGAGTGCTAAAAGAGTATGTGTTTTAGTTTTAGTCAAAGAACGATAAGCCGTCAATTGAAAAATGTTGGTACGTGTATAGGTGTTCTTATTAGCACGACCAGTGATGATACAAAGTTTGCTTTGTCTCCTGAATTTAGGTACAAAGTGCGTCATAGTATCAAAATCAACATTACTTAATACATAGTCGAATGATTTATGTAAAGTAAAACAATTTTTTTCTTCTATGTTTAGAAGAACATCTCTATTGCCTAAAGCTTTTTTAAGATTACTTTTGGCAAGGCTTATCTGAACTTTATTGATATCATAACCAAAAAGTTGTTTGGTAAAAATATGATTTAGCCTGTCGGTTTCATCGGGTATGCAGTCAATAAGAGCATCCATTAAAATATCAGCGAGAACCAACAATATAGTACCAGTACCACATTGCGGATCGCAATATATCGTATTAGGATTAGATAGATCGGTTTTAGGTATTTGATCAACCATGATACGGATGTATTCTTCATCCAGCATGGTTTGATTACCTAACGTATCATACAACTGAAGTTGCTTGATACGCTTTTTAATATTATTGGAAATCATTATATTGCTTGATCGCTCTATTGACCGAAGTGATATTTAATGCAGGTTTTAGTTGTGCCCACTCGTTAGGCAACAATCCAGTAATTTGTTCCACAGTAGAAATATCTTTATAGTCAATTATATCGTCTATTGAAGTAATAGTCAAGTTTTCTGACCAGGCTAAATCTAACAATTTAAAAGTCTGTCGCAAAGCGTAACGTATGCGCAATACAGTTTGTTCTAAGACCTTTTCTTCGGATTTAGATAGATTCTTTTTCTGTCCTAGGCGTAATTTGTTTTTTCCTTCCAATATATTGTTAGAATTTAATTCGGTCTTAGCCGTAGTCTTCCCTTCTTTTTTCTTGTCTTGTAACATGTCTACGATATTGTCGTCAATGCCTGACTCATCAATAGCATTACCGATTCTATCCATGTGGTTAGCAATATTGCTTAAGAATCTAGTAGATACTTCTTCGCCGTCGATAATATTCCATTGATTACCTATGTAATCATAGACTTCACTTACCGCTAACCATTGCGACAAAATAGTTTCTACAGGTTTGTTTTCAATTATGCTTACCTGCTCACAATATTGATAGACTACATTTATAAAACGCTCGGGTGCATAATCAAACACCACTACGCTTTCTTTCTTATTCTTGCTATCAGGAGTCTTGCAACGGAAGCTGCCTTGGAAATAATCGGCGGCACTCTTATCGTTATTCATCTGATGAACGCTACACCACTCAGGTACGCTAGTACCTTCAAGGAAACGCCCGCACGTTACAACGATGGTTCCTGAACCATCATTGGCATTATCATACTTGATGAGATTTTTGACTTCTTGGATTTCAGTTACATGATTACCACTAGCATTGATGATCGTGCGCTTGCCAAAGAAAGGATGAGCCTTCAATAAAGCACATAGAGCATCGATAGCATCAACATCGTTTGGCAAGATCCAAAGCGTATGCCTTGATAACATTCCTGCATTCTTCAAAAACTTTTGCGGTGGATTTTTAAATGTAGATATCACAAACTGTAAAAATTCATTTACAGCAACCTGATGCTTAAAGTTATTCTTTTCAGTAGCAAAAAGTTTAGGAAAAGTAAATCCATCTGTTCCTAAATATTGCTTGATGCTGTCAGGCACATTCACCATAGCATAACTAATATCAGCACGATATTTGAAATCTTCGGCTTGTGCTCCTGTGACAGTCTTGCGAATCAATTGTTCTTCAACATAATCAAAGTTATATATAGAATCTTTACTATAGCGGCCACTCAAAATAGTTTTATAGGGCGTACCACTCAATTCAAGTTTCTTTTTGAAGTTTAAAGACTTCCACAACCGTTCTGTATTATCAGTATCAGTTGCATAGTGCTGTTCGTCAAATATAATAATGTCCCATTCAACACCGAGTAAGACTTTTAATAGTTCAGTTGGATTATCAAAATGCTTGTTGATATATTGTAAACTACAAAATACAACATTGGTCTTATTATTATCTAAACTTAGATTTTTCTTCTTATATTGATTATAATCGTGATACACCCAGTTAGCGTAATTGACATGACTCTTTTCGCCGTTAGGCAAAAGTTCTGCCCAACTGTCGTTTACTTTAGTTTTGGCTGTTACTACAAGAATGTTTTTTGCTTTAAGTTTTCTTGAAATCTCATAAGAGATAAAACATTTACCAGAACGCATGATAGCATTAATCAAAATATCGTCTTTTATCTTAAATTGATCAAATGCCCAATTCACAATTTTATTTTGATATTCGTAGGCTGCAAAATCTGATATCGCATCAGAACCATATTTAAAAACATTAAGTGCGCGATGTGTCGCCTTTACGATATTATCTAAAGACTCTTTTTTAGGGTCAAAGAACCATTCGCTGCGATTTTTAGCAGGAACCCACATGCCCTCATTTTTTAGTCTCTTGTGTATGAAACTCTCAAGTTGACGTAGATTTTGAAGGCTAGTATTTAAGTCTCCAGTTTCACAAATGTCGCTGACATCGATAACGTCTAGGATAGTAGGAGAGTCAGCACTAACCGCCGCCGTCACCTGCTCACCTACGCGCATTTCAGCAGCTTCTTGGGCTGAGTTAGCCTCTCGCCTTACTGAACCTACCTTACCTTGGTAAATCTGTGCGTTCAGAGGAGTCGTATAAATGTAAATATCGCAATAATATTTCTTAGACATATTAAATGTTATCGGGGCTGGCTGTGAATTCAAGTCGTGCCATGCGACCTACATATTCGCCGCGTTTTTCATTCCAATCCATCTCTAATACTTGATTAGTAGGGAAACGCACCCACAACTTTTTACTGTTAAAATCAACGATAGGGCAGTTTACGCCCATACCGTTTTCTGACCTTACAGTAATCTTCTCTCCTTTACGAAGGGAATGCGACATAGCTGAAAAGAGCAATAGCTGCTAAAATGCCTAACAAATAGGCAAAAATTACAGAAACAGTTTTTGTATCAAACGCTTTCATTTTCTTTCTCTTGCGCCTTACTCAATAGAGCAGCGATAGCATTTTCAAGGTCAGTAGCGTAGGAGTAAAGATCCTCACTACTAACATCTTCACCTTCCATACTAATCACATAGCCAATCGTGGCAAGAGTATCAGCAACCTGAGTCAACGATTTATTAGCCATACATCATCTCCGTGACAAAATAATATGCTATGATTATACTTAAATAAAAATTTAAAGTCAAACCCGTTCCTGCATACAGTAGGTCGAGAGAATCCATTTCGCACGATTGAGAGTCTGACGCGCATCCTCGTCCAACTCGCGCAGAATTTCTTCCTGTGCGTCACTCATCAAACTCATAGCAAACATAGCAGGACCTGCGAAACGGAAAGTCAAACTTTCCTCGACCGCTTCACGCATCTGGGCCACAGTGCAACCAAACATGCGAACTTCGCTTTTTTCTTGCTGGGTCAATTCGTTGTAAATCGCAGTAGTCATAATCTTGCTCCGTGAATCAACTATAGATATATGGTAACACCAAACGGAGCCAAAGTCAAGCCTTATTTTCCTGCTGGAAAAGGCTAATAGAATCAATAACTTACGTAACTTAGGATCCGCGACCCTGTTTACGCATCACGCTAGGACCCTTGCTGCCAACCTGGCTTTTCATGTTTTTACCCTCTGTAGGGTTAAATCCAGATTTGTGTCCTTGCTGTTGCGCTTTCTTACGTGCTAGTATTTCTGCAATTGGATTTTTCTTTTCTTCACTCATACTGTAATAGGGCTGTTCGTTTCTATACGTAACAGTCTATTATTATTTATGGCAAATTTTCTGCTATAAAAACTTGTGCACCAGGCTTGATGATTGTTCCAGCCCGGACCCCAAAAATCTAAACGCCCATAACCTTTATCATGCAAGTATTTTTGTATCGGGTTATAATGCCAGCGGTCGCTATTGTCTAATATGATGATTCCATCATCTTTTAATCTATTACTTTCAACAGCCATCAAAGCACATAAATGTCTTGCCATACCATCGATGACAACCATATCATAAAATTTTTCCGGAGCTTGGTATATCATGCTACAATAGCCGCCGAACTCATCATTGACCAAACCATGTTTTAGATCATGTTCGTAATATTCAGTACGGACCTGAATCGTATTATTGATAAAGTTATCGTAAACGATTTGCGCTTCAGGATGCACACCACTATTTTCTTTTACGATATGAATATCTAGGTGTGGATTTTCAGATAGTAATTTATCAGCCCACTCTTGATTATGTTCAACAGTTACAAGATGACTTACTTTATTTTTAAAATAAAGTGTGCTGTACCCAGATCCATATTCTAGAACTTTATATGAACTCGTAATAATATCTTTTAGAAAGGCTATAGCGGGAAAAGTATACCATGGAGTAGTACCTTCTTCATCACTAGGGTATTCACAAAACCATCCGCTAGGCTGCAAATACAAATAAGCATGTGTTAGTAGGTGTGAATATAATTCATTGGGCATGTTAAGTTTTTTAAACCCCTCATGCTCTACCAATGTTATAGGTTTTTTCATTTTTTAATTGAATTTAGGTATTCATCAAAACTGCCATATAAATTTATAAGCATGGCAACTTTGCTATCGTAGATACGTATATATGCTGACTTATAATACCGGTTTTTAAAACCTATATAAAAAGGTGTCTTGAGTTTTTTACCAATGTTTATTACATGGTAATTGAATCTGTCGGTTGTAGTGTTCAAATGAAATTCAAAAAATTCTAATTCTAACATATCAAAGGCATTTTTACCTTCTTCTGTTAGGCGTAGATTTTTAGTGCTGCGACCGGTAAACCAATAACGCTTAAACAGTTTATTGATATCTGTATTAGGTTCTAGTTTTTCAATTAGATGCTGGTATAATAATTTAGTAAATTGTATCTTATCTAGATTATTCATCTGGATAGACCTGTCGTCCTTGGTTCATGAAAACCACACTAAACTTATCTGTTTTGAAAAGAGTGTTTAGTTTGCGACAGAGATTTCTAGCATGTCCTGGATTGCTAAAACTTGTTTTCTTATATTTGGGTGCAACTTCGTTCGCTAGATAATGTTGACTTTTTAAATTGATGGGTTGACCGTCATAAAACACAGCCCAGATTCCGCTGGCTTCGACAATCTGATCGCACTTATATGTCGTTTTATCAACATGTTCTAATATGACTTTTGGTTGTGTTCTACTCATTTGAACCCGCCGCCTTTAATTTCTACTTTGATTACTTCTTCTTTCTTACCATTGCTTTCATTAAGAGCATAATAGTCCGATAACAATTTAGTAATCTCGTCACGTAGCCCACGCGCATCATTTAAGGGTATAACTACATCTTTTGTCTTTGTTGACTCTAAATGCGTTATTTTGTCCAAAAATTTCTTGATATGGACCATGTTAACTATTTATATAGTTATTGGCCTCACTTTCAGTTTTAAATGGGCCGACATACTCATATCGCTGAATAAAGATGTATTTAGGACAGAAAAGTGCCTGATTCTGCCCATTTTGGTTGATTACGAACCAACCTGCTACGTGATAGCATTTGCTTTTCTTGGTTTTAGTAAAGATATGCAACTTACGCTTAACATCGAAAATGTTATTATAAGTCTTGGTAGTAGTAGGATATTCAGGATAAGGCATCTCAACCTTAGTCTTATTAGACTTCATAGGTTGAAAATTAATTTTAGTTTTCTTTTGAATGTCTTTGGTATTATTAAATTGTAATGTGCTGCCGTTAAGGATTAGTTCATATCCTGCATTATTAGCAAGAACATTTCCCACTTTCTTTTCGCCATCAGTAATGACCCAATATTGGTCTTTGATGATTGGTTTAGCAATAAGTTCTGTCATAATTACTCCTTGAGTTTTTCCCAAACATATTCACTTTCACGCACATAAGCAACTGGTGTGATCCAACCATTGCTTACGTATTGTTGCAACTCTAATCTTACTCGGGCCGGACAATCATTTGAAACACTAATGGCGGCGCGCGGATATTCTACTAATCCACTAGTAAATTTGAATCCTTTGTCACTTTGTTTTATTTCTAAAACTTTTTCACTCGGCTGTGATAAGTTCAAGCAACTCTCCCTTGTATGGATTGTTCAACCACTTAGCATAAGTCTCAGCCTGCTCACTAACCTTGTTGAGTTCATACTTGCCGCAAAACTTCATGAAATGTATACCAACTTGTGGCGTAGTCTTGATACGCACACCCTTAGTGATAGCAACGTCAACAAGATCTTTGATGTCATCAGGCTGTGCAGTCAAGTCGATAAGCAACTTGTTGCGTTCATATAAATCTTTGACACGAAACTCGTTACCATCAGGATCAGCCCAACGCTGTAGCATCATGTTGTTCCAATTGAAGCCCTGCTTTGTACGATCAGCATAAGCCTCAATCAAGCCAACCTTGTTCTTGCTACCCTTAGTGCGTACACCAGGATATGCGCTAAACACGTTATCGCCAGCGTCACCGCGCATAATCTTCTCAAAGAGATGGAACTGTGGGTCACCTAACAGTTTAGGTTCTTTAGTCTTTTTGTCTTTGATAGGTTTACCCTTGTCATCAAAATAACCTTCAAGGGTAATCAATTGATTCGCAACACCGTTATACTGCTTGACATTAGGTGCGATCAATTGAACATAGTCAGTGTCACTACTGATGATATAATTTTCATCGTTGGGATGCAAATGTATGAATCTTGCGATAAGGTCATCTGCCTCAGCCCGTTCATGTCGTAACACACTGACGTTTGTTTTCTCACGTAGGAACGTAGTAAAGATATCATACGTTTCCCAAAACATCTTGTTTTCTTCTGCTTCACTTTCAGTCAATGCTTGTTCAGCGACCTTACGATGTGCCTTATACTGCGGGTACACATCTTTGCGCCAACTACGACCTTCAAGACAGAACACAACGTGGTCGATGCCATACTTACGTACAACTTGATTGACGCTTGAAAGTGTGAGGTGTAATGCCATACCGATCTTCTCCCACGTATCGCTATTACGACTTGCGATATGTCGGGCACGGAAAAACGTATTTGCTGTATCAATGAGAGCGTATTTCACAAGCACACCTATTTACTAGAATAATATACGTATATTATACTAAGTGATTGCGAAAATCAACTAATTTGGAAACATTTTTGGAACGCATCCGGGGAAAGATAACCTTTATAAACCTTGTTATTTGCAGGATCAATGTCATTGAACGGAGGTCTCCATCCGTACTCTTTGGCATGCTGATTACTCAGCTCACCTTCAGCCCACTTAGTGGGTGCATCAGAGTCCCATTTATTCAAAGATAAAATATCCTTGATCGCTTTATTACCCCATGTTCTTTTAGCAACGTCCCAAACTAAAACTGTAAGATCGTTTTTTGTAAGATTAGGTAGTAATCCATCATCTATAGATGGTTTCACTTTGAACCATAAATCGTTACCGTTGCTAGTACCAGGCTTTGTACTCCAACCAGGAAACCAAGCTAGTTGTCGAACTAATCTTTCACCTACTGATCCCTTTCTTTTTTTACCTAGACATGGATAACTCATGCCTACCTTCAAAAAAAGATAATCAATGGCACTTGCCCTGTAGACTATAGCATATACAAAGTTTTTCTTTATGCCATGCTTTCTACAAATTGCATATATTTGCCTATATGCTGTTAGGTCTTTACAATCAAAATAAAAGTCAGGCTTATGTAAGTCAATTTGTATCATTACAGCAATATAACTTAAGGAGTTGTAAATGTCAACTAACTTAGGTACAGCCTTTACCCAAAATTAAACAACATGATACCGGCGGGTTCGACTTTGTTTTTGGACAGTACCATTATGCTTTCATCTGTATTCAGATTGGATTTGGCACTAGGTCGTACCCTATTCTTAAGGTCAGTGGTCTGTATATGATGATAGCCCAAACTTTTTGCCAACGTTAAAGTGTCCTCGTACAGTTTATAATTTGAAAAATTCTTTATGTTAACTAATAATTTACCTTCAGCAATTAGATATTTGTTGATGTTCACTAATGTGGGCTTAAGATAATTATCTAACCATTGCTGGTATGTAGTACCAGGTTTATATGATTGATTACCTACCCTATAATCTTCAAGATTAAAATATGGAGGACTACTAAAAGCCAATCCAATCGTGTTCTCCCATTCAGGCACATACACCTCACTACCTTGGCATCGTATGTCGTATTTGCTATCTGTTAGGTTGACTGTATCATAATCCTTTGCCATTTCAAATAATCTGTCAACTAACAAGTTATTAGGGTCTGTCCCATAATATTCTATTTTATTTTTCATTGCGCTTAGTAATCTAACACCCCAACCACAACTAAAATCATAATACTTGTTATTCATATTGTAATATTTCAATATGTGATCAGCAGTCTGCATTGGAAAGTTGCTAGGTTTCATAGCAACGCCCCCACCAGAAATTCTTAACGCCGTCTCTAAATTTTGTATATCAGTATTTGTTTTTGGATACACTTTTTCACTGGCTAATGTGCGGCTATAAAAATATCTTATTAGATCATTTGACTCAAATACCTCTTCTATGCTCCAGCGAGGGGTTTCAAGTTTTACTTTTGCCATCAAATCTTTATAGTAATAGTTGGCTATATCACCGATAGCAGTACCACCGCGCTTTACGCTTTTTAAGTTTTCTTTTACAAGGTTGTAGTCGGGTTTAGTATAATACTGTTGTTTTAGTTCAATACACTTTTCAACAGGCAGGTCATAATAATGGTCGGTGTGCAAAACCTTACCAAGATGTTCAATGGTATATTTTTTCTTAGTGGTTTTAGCCACGATACTTTTATATGATTAACTGACTTCGGTACGGCCGTTACCCAAGTCGCGCTGACGTACAATACGAATATCATCACGGCGTTTTTCTGGATCAGCCATTTCTTGCTCGTAAACTTCTAGTGCTACGTTACGGCACACAGTTTGGAACCAACGGTCAACTATCTCGTTGTCTGTGTCATCGGGTCTAATTTTATAACCTTGCTTGACAAGGTTTACAACAAACTTGTCGTTCCAATCTAATTCAAAACTACCATTGTTTATATTCGCAGGATCTAATTCAACCTTGAGAATTGCAACATATGGTTCTCCATTTTGTGTAGCCAATTCTTTAGGAGTTAGTTCCTTTTCCTTCTTCTGAGCCTTTTTAGGTTTAGCTTCAGTTTTAGGAACTTCTGGCTTTTTGAAAAGACTTTTTAGTTTATCAAACATAGTTCTTGTATGTATCAAAAAGTCTCACGCTTGCGAGATTTTTTGCTTTGCTCTCGCACATGATATCAGCCCACTGCCAGTGTTCGTATGCCCAACGATTCATAGCATCATTGTAGAAATAGTCGCTATGGGCGCGTAGTTTCTGTTTATTGTACCCACTTTCCATCAATCGCTGTAGGTCATGTCGTTCTGATGTATTACGGTCAATGACACCATCTTCGCGTGATGTGCTAAAATGAATGACAGGGCGAACACCACGCCAACTATCAATAAAATATTTGATACGATCATCGTCAGAATGGATATACTCACCTGTCTTTACCCAATGATGATGAATGTCTAGTACTAGACCCAGATGTCCAGCCAGTTCGAGGCTGGATTCGATCCCCCAGCTGATTTCGTCGTTTTCGATGGTAATGGCATTTCTTGCTTCGGGCGAGAGCCTGCCGAGGGTGTCGATGATACCGGCTGGACCTTTGCGACCTGAGATATGTACATTGATCTTGAAGTCTTGGAATTTTCTACAAAACCCCATCCAACGGGCCATATCCACATGGTACTCAAACTCCTCTATACTCTTATTTACTACCTCAGGTCTGTCGCTAGCAAGTACCACGAACTGATCTGGGTGGAATGAAAGACGAACATCGTTAGCACGGGCAGTCTCACCGATGGGTGCGAACCAACGCTCTAGGCTATCCTGCACATCCTGTCTACGCCAAAATGGCTTGTATTCGTCCATAGTATAGAACGATAACATGTCGCTTGTGATACGCAACATACGCAACTGTGGGTCAAGTTTGCTTACATACTTGACTAGATTATGTGTATTAGTGATATTGCGTTTAGCGACTTCAATCAGTTTGTCCTCAACAACTTGCTGTGACTTTTGACGCTTTGCCCATGCGTATGTAGTGCCACCTGTATTGTAGCCGTCTACGCTGGCTATCTCGCCCTTTTTATTGATTTCGGCTAGTTTACACGCGAAACCAATACGCTGAATGTTAGAGTTGAATGACATATATGCTAAATACTACTATAACTGATTGGGAATGTCAACATCATGGATATCCGTAAAATTTTAGATATAGTTACTGAAGCAGATAAGCCACTAGCAAAGGGCATGAAGGTCATGAGCCTAGCCCAATTCTTACAACAAAGCGGTGTTGAAGCACCTGAAGGTGAGGATGTGGCGGAAGGCGCACCAGAACTATTGAAAAAGGAAATGCCAACACATCGTCATGCTGAAAAATTGTTAGCACAAAACGGTGTCAGCAAAGATGATCCTGATTATCATAAACATCTTGCTAACACAATCAAACATCTTCGTAAGTTTGGAAATATAGATCAAATCAATAAGCAAGGTGTTAAGGAAGGCACAGTAACCCCTATCAGATCATATCTGGTGATGGCAAGTAGACCAGGAAGAGGTATGTATACAGATGTTGATGCTTTGATCAAGGATACTGGTACAGGTAAGATTGTTGGACATGTTACAGGTAGAAATGCTCACCCGAACATGGATAATGAAATGGATATTGCCCAATACGAACTTGTATTGAACAAAGATGGCATAGGACCTGATCTAAAGAACGGATTTGAATTTGAAGCATATGGCGACCCTAACTTAAGGACAAAAAGTGGTTATCAAGTTTATGCTACAGACAATAGCGGAAAGAATATACCAAAGCTAAAACCTAAACCTCGCAGTGATGTTGGACAAAAGGTAGTGCAACTACGACCAGAACAACCTAAAAAACCACAAGGTCTATCAGTATTTTCTCAAGGAAATTTAGAGAAAGCAGCACAAACCGCCCAAGACGATGATAGAGATTATGGTCCAGGCATGGAAATGGAACTAGTTTCAAATGTTGATTGGTATGAATTTTTAGAAAAGTTCTTTGGCAAAGAACTATTAGATATAGATAGTGCTAATGAGATGGGCTATACTGATTGGACAGATAATGGTGATATTGTCTTTACTAGTGGAGAAGGTACTCCTGATAAAAAGGTAGATGAAGCAGAAAAATTAGGTGGCGTGTCAGCAAGAAAACTTCCACCAGAAGAAATGAGAGCCTACCTAGACAGAATCACTAAAAAAGAAAAAGAAAAGACAGACAAGTATAAACTACCATATATTCACAGCAGCAATATTCCTATCGTCAATGACGATGGTCAGAAATATGATCTACAAAAGTTAGCAGCCGCATTTAGCGAACGCCCAACTAAAATTCTAAAGCAAAATGAAAAGATGCAGCATAGTGATGGTACTAGTAGCCAATTTTATAATGTTGGCTTACCAGCACTAAAAGGATTAGCAATAGATGAAGATACAGGCGAGTTCGTAGTTATTGACACATGCCCAGGTGCTGGAGCATGTAAACTAGTATGTTATGCCATGAAGGGCGGTTATGTACAATGGAAGGCAAGCAGTCTTGGTCAAACAAAACTATTGAACTTCTTATATAATGATCCAGATGGATTCATGGGTATGTTAGAAAGTGAGATTATTGGTTATGAAGCAAAGAACAAGAAAAAGAATATCAAGACAATTATACGCTGGCATGATGCTGGTGACTTCTTTAGCCCGCAATATCTAGCAAAAGCATTTGCTCTAGCAAAGAAATTCCCAGATGTTGATTTCTATGCTTACACTAAACTAGCAGGCGTGGCACAGGGCGAAAAACCAGACAACTTCAAAATCAATTTCAGTGCTGGCGCACAGCCAAGCCAAGAAAAGAAGATTGACTTTCAAAAAACAAAGAATAGTCGTATCGTTCCTAAAGAACTATTCAGTGACGCACTTGAGAAAGATAAGAATGGCAAGTGGCAATATACAAGCCCACAAGCACAACAAGCAGTCAAAGATCGCATGGCTATCAAGTATAGCCTAGATCCAAAATCAGTTATCACTTATGATGAGATGATGAAGATTCCAGTTGATAAAAGCCCAGATGCTAAAGGCAAGTATAATGTTATCGTCAAGCCAGGTGATGGCGATGATGCTGCTAACCGTAATGATGTATTGAGCAGTCTATTGCTTATACACTAACTTTTAGCAAATCCTTGAATTCATACATGTGTTTCATGTAACTGCCTGGATTGGCTAATACGCTAACAGCAGGATCACCTTTCTTTCTTGGTCCAATAAATACTTCAAAGTTTGTTTGGTTGACGATCTTGAACATCTCTACCATATCACGCACACTCTTGCCTACACCATGACCTAGATTCTCTAGTCCATTTGCTGGCTGTTCAATAGCCATCATCAATGCGTTACAGATTTCATAAACATGTACATAGTCACGCACACAAGTACCGTCTGGTGTGTCATAGTCATCACCATGAATAGTGAACACACCACTATCTTTTGCTTTGATCAATTCTGATAGTAAGCCATCTGGGTTTGTTGGCTGTATACCATCCATGCCAACAACATTGTAGAATCTAAACATTGTGTAGTCTTGTGGCTTATGCTTTGTACAATATTCTACTACACAATCCTCGCTGGCGCGTTTACTGATACTATATGGGTTAGCGCAAAGGCTTGCTTGCCCAGTGCTAGCATAGATAAAATTCTTTGTGGGAATCTTGTTCAATACATTCATAGTACCATTGATATTAGTGATGTAATAGAGTATGGGCATAGATTCACTCTTGCCTACATTGACTAATGCGGCTAGATGTATTACAGCATCATATGGATCAGTTTGATCGGGAATAGTGAATAATCTATTGATGTCTACTTTATAGAACTTATCTACAGGTACGATTGGGTCATTGATATCTAATCCATGAACCTCATAATTACCCCTCAGCATCTTGCATAGATGACTGCCTATATATCCACTACTTCCTGTTACTAATACCTTTTTCATAATCCCTCAAATAAGTTTTCATTTTCTACTGGCACAGTAAATGTTGGATCTTTACTCAACCATGTTTCTTTATCTGTATATATGATTGTATATCTGTGTCTATTAGATAGTACGCTTTTGACATCATCAATACAAATCTGTGTTCTACCTAGACTTTCTATAAAGTCGGCATACTTGATTGTGTTATGCTCTAATATGCCCGCAGTAGTATTGTTGCTAGTTTTTGCTTTGAAGTCACTAAAGCATTCATTATACTTATGGAAGATGCCATCTTCTAAAAACTGTTGTGTCTTTAGTACGCCTTCACTATAATACTTTTCCGGCTTGTCATACTTATTGTATAGTTCAGACACAATTTTTGCCATGTTCTTTTTATTACAAGTGTAATAATGCTTCTTGTCAAAGTTATGTGTCCAGCGCATGTTTTCTAATGCTACAGTTGGCATGTGTAGTTGCTGTTCAAGAAACGCAATGCCGTAACTTTCTACAGTGCTTGGATTGAATGCTACACGACAACTTGTGATGAAATCAATCTTTTCTTGCCCGACTACATCATAAGTGATCTTATAATCAGTGATTCCCAGATCACTAAACTTCTTTTCAAACTTCTTAGCACCATTGTTGCTTGTAATAATTCTTGCTGGTAATCCAGTTTGCTTGATCAACTCAAGATATAGTTCTGGGTTCTTACCCTCTTCCCAACGACCAATAAACAATACTCCTTCACGGTCATTATTATATTCAGTCAATAAATTTCGTTCAGGTAATGGTATAGGTAAGTGATATGATCCTTCAATCTGTAATCTATTATAGTTGCTTTGTGTACCTATATAGATGCTCGGCAATTGTAGCTGTAATCGCATCATATCATTGACACTATCTAAGAATGGATTCTTTGTATCTTTAAATAACTGACTTTCTAAGTGGGTATAGGCAATGACCTGAATATAGTTTTCTAATCCTAGCGTACTAGCAACTTGTACAGCTTCATATGGATTACAGATGAAAACTTCATATAGATTTTTTCTTAATGCTTTGATGATACTTTCACGGAAGTTAGCCATGCGCTCATAGTTATAACTATCTCCATACATGAATATGTTTCTATGCTTGGCATAACTATATGCTTCATCAGGATAAATGACATTTGTATTCAGTAATTCAACGAATTCTTTATTATGCGGAACTGTATCAGTGATGATATCAACTTTAATATTGTGGGCGGTCATAATTTCAATAAAACTTTTAGCATACTGACCTACACCGCCAGTCGCTTTCAAGTGTTCGCTACTCATGATGAACCCTATTCTTTTACTATAATTTCTCATATAAAAGTTCTTGCTAATACTAAGCAACTTACTAATACCCATGCTGTATTAAACCACACCATAGTTGGTAATAACTTTTTGTTGCTTGCCCAAATCAATAAAAGGCTACTGATAAGTGTGATCAAGTAGAACCACCAAACAGTGGTATAGAATAATACTTGCGATACGATGATCGCCATCTTGCTCAAATAACTAGTTGCTTCGACAAAATTATAATTCGTCCAGTATTTGGGTGATACCCACATTAATAGACATTCTTTTACTTTTTCCCAACCAGTAAGGTAATATGTTATACCAGTCAGCACTATACATGCTAAGATTGCTATGCTAATTTGTACTGATGTCATAATTCTCCCTTCAATTTCTTTATTAGGTATGTGTCTCTGTCTACCCAAGTATATACTTTATAGATATCTTGATAATCATATTCCTCAGTTTCAACTTTGTATGCCTTTTTCAACCATAACAATTTATCACTACAAGCACATCGTCTAGGTAGCCAGCAAATTTTCAATGTCGCTTTCAAAGTGAAAATATGTGGATTTGGAATTTTTTCAACATAGAATGGCAATCATGTACCCCAAGCATTCTTGAACAATGGCACTTGAATCCTATCGCTATATCGCAATCCATGCTTCATTGCTAGTTCGGCAACAGTACGATTGTTCAGACTATAAACACTTTCAACACCACCTACTGGCATTAGATAAACATTACCAGTAAAGCCCACGCTACGATATATTTTTATTACCTCTAGTGCCTCTGTACAATCTTCATGTGATGCAATCACAAACTTTAGATATGTATGGCCTATATCTTGATAACCACATACAACTTCGGGTCGTATTGCTTCTTCTCTCTTCTCTCCGCTCACGCTTAGTTTTGCGCTTACACTGAATGTCACACTATCATATCCTCGTGTTAGATGCCAGTTCTTATCTTCCTGCCAACTTACAAGATATTCTGCTAGGTCTTTAGATAATTCTTGTGTACCATTCGTTTCAAAAGTAATCTCTTTGAGATTGTGCATCAATTCATGGTCAAGTAAATCCGGATAACTGCGCTGCCAACCTAGCAATGGCTCACCACCTGTGATGACCAGATGTTCATCATTCCATTCTTTATATGGCAATATGTCAACAATATTTTCTGCTAGTTCATCTGTACTATATGTAGGGCTGAGTTTCTTGAAACGTACATCCCAACTTGCGTAACTATCACAACCAGTACTGACTAATGGCAATTCTTTATAGTCTTTATAATCTTTGGGGTTTACCTTGTGTCTCTCTTGCGACTTCTCGCCTCGTTTCATTCCAAAGCCATCGCAAGTGAAATTACAACCAAACGTGCGTAAGAACACGCTAGGCACACCCATGTAACGTCCTTCACCTTGAATGCTATAGAATAGTTCGCTGACCTTGATTGACTTCTTCATTCAGATACCTTAGTAATTCTTTGTCTGTAGGTTGTACGTTATAGTTTTGTTTATAAAATATCTCATAACTATCGCTACCATACTTACCAATACCATACAACATATTAGCATCTACTTTGTCCCAAGTCAAGTAATCACGGCTCATACCGCGCAATCTCTTCTCCCTGATATTATACATACCGAGGGGCTTGATGATATCTATAACTTGTTCTGGTGTACTATTTAGGAGACTTTTTGCGTTTGGAAACTTTTTTAGGAACTTTGGAAGCACGTACTTTACTGGCTTTCTTCCTGTCTGGTTTAGCATTATCACTCCGACCATGTGTTCCCACTCGTTCTTTACTTGCTGTTGGACCATCAGATCGTCTCTTAGTGCTTTTACTTTCAACTTTTTTCTCCCTTATTTTTAGTATACCATCAACTATGCCATACTCTGTAGTCTCAGTTACCAATTGGTAACCATTGAAAACTACTATTTTTTCAGTGGTTTCACGCGCCAGAAAATCTCTGAACTCACAAAGACTATTCCATTTTAGTTTTTTAGGTGTGTATATCATAGCCAGCGTAGTTTATACCAGTTTACTTCTTTATCGCTTTTTAGATATAATCTCATACGATAACTATCAGTAGTCCAAGCCCAAACTTTAGTTTCATCTATTGCTAAAAAATGTAGCTCACTACTAGGGCCAAATGTTTCCCAACACCAATTACGTATTTGTTTGAATTGTTCTCGTTGAATATAATTAAAGTCTATACGATATTGAAAAACTTCATTACCGGTAAATCTACCGTCTAAGAGTTTTGGTTCCGGAATAGCAGGATTACTAAAGAAAGTTCTATTAGTAATTGTTCTTTTTTTCATACCCATGTTAACACGAACCACTCATAATCTTTAATATGTCTAAATCTTATAGTAAACAATCTATCGCCGTTTAGCGACCAAATAGTATGTTTTCTATGTCCCGGGATGTTTTTTTGTAGCCACATCATCAATTCTTCAAATTGTTCATCTGATTTTACTTTGAAACTTGCTGTATACCAGTTGCGTTTATAATTATCCCACTTAGATGGATTCATTTGGGTAAGGATCTATAACTTCGTTTTTTGTCATGTAATTATAGAATTTTTCGGCTATCTGTTTATGACCTAACAACGTAGGATGTGAAGTCATTTCTACTCCCATACTGTTAATACTATAGAAACGCTTGTCATCACCACCAAACCAATTAAACTTTTTAACAAAATCCATTTGCATTTTATCAAAATAAATTGTAGGATTAGCCATGCTTGAAAACAAATACCTTATATTATATTTTTCAAAAAACATACCCAATAGATTGATTTGTTGAAACCACAGCGCAGCCCAAAATTTATTATTAAATGTTTTATAATAACTTTCTAGAAACTGTTTGTCTATCTCGTCGGGACTGTCCCATGAAGGCCAATTAGGTATATCTCTTTCTCTAATAGTTTGATTTTGATTTACTAAAGTCCAACAGTCGTAATATTCGCTGAAATATTCTATCCTAGCAGGACCTGACCATTGTATTACTGCTATCCATTCTGACATATCTTCATTGTTGTGAATTTTCGGTAGGAAAAAATCTAAAGTTTTACGGGCTATTCTATAATTGGAGCCACAACCCATGCTCTGATTATGAAATTCTGTACATGAAAATAAATCAGATAGATGCTTTGGCCAAGTCACACTTAAGCGCCATTTATTCAATTCTGTATCACAAGTATCATTTAATAATTGGCCAGTATATTCATCGTGAAGTGTTTTTATTAGGTCGCCACCCCAGGTGAAACTACAACCATTGGCATATAATTTCATACTCTATCGTCCATTTCTTTCTTTATCCAACTATGCAAATTTTTATTTGCTTCTGCCTCGATGACACGTTCGCGTAATTCTGTAGTGCTGAAACTATGCTTACGTTTATTGAAATGAAATTTCATACCCATATCAATGCAAACTTCACGACCAGTAAAGTCACGATGTTCATATTCTTCACCTAGTATACGTATATTGATAGGATATGCTAATAATATGTCAATCAATTCTTTTTCAGTGGCATAGACAACGATTTCGTCTACATACTTGCAAGCCTGTAATTGTGTGTACCTTTCAAATACGCTTTGCACAGGGCTATTTTTAGTAGGTCTATCAATAGTAGGATCAGTCTGTAGCCCTACGATGAGATAATCACAGACCTTCTTTGCATCTTTCAACATTAATATATGACCTGCGTGAAACAGATCAAATGTTGCGCAAGTGAAGCCTACAGTCATGTAGTCACCCACCATTCTTCCCAGGGGAATACGCACCATTCTGGATTTTCAAATTTGTTAATTGCTAATCCATAGTAATCAACACTCTCATCGCTAGCTTCATTGTGTATACAGGTAGCAAATCTTACATTATGTCCCCAAACATTAGACCATTTGTCATCGTTAGGTAAGCAACTACTACGCCAGTCTTTTTTAATTTGACCTATGGTAAATCCTGTATCATTGATATCGTCAATCACAAGGATATTCTTACCATTAAATGCATCTTCTGACATCCAACAATTAGTCTCGTCTTTACCTAAAACATTCAAAGGGATGTCAAGATAATGACTAAGTTTAACAGCAGGAACTAATCCACCTCTCGTCACGCCAACAATATATTCAGGACGAAAATCATCCCTATACATTTGCCTTGCTATATTTAATATATAACTATTGATTTGTGCCGGGGAGTAATAAACTCTTTTCATATCATCCTTCGTATATGGCACTATTACTGTCATGCTCAAATACCTCTACACTTTTTACACGAACTTGTCCGTTCACAATGATGCCTGGGGTCGCTTTCATTTCTTCAATAATCTCGGCCATTTTTTTGTATGCCATCTCAGCGAACTTCTCACAGCCTACTGCCGGGACGATGCGTAGATCAAGTATACCTAGATCCTTATAACCACCTTTGATCTCAGCAAGTCTCTTAAATGTTTCAAGTTCTGGATCATCTTCAGCGACAAGCGTAGTATGATCAAACATATATTCAGCCCATTGTTTGAACTTCTTTAGCCCGCCAAAGTCCATGACCCAGTTACGACAATCAAGTGTTTCCGCCTCAAAGACTAAACGTATGCCAATGCTGTATCCATGTATGAGGCTACAGTGGCTATGTGTGCTGCGCCATTGACGGAACGCGCAACTCAAGCCACGATCATTGCCATATGTCTTTGTGCTGTAATACTTAGCCATTCTTGTTCTCGTATTCTTCAGCAATCTTGTTCTTTAATGTTTCAAATAACGGATCCAATGCTATACTAGGATTTAATTCTAGTTCGGTATCAGTGATACAATTCTTGTCATAAATCACTACTACCTTATCACCCTTATTATTTTCAAATGTTAACTTCATGTTGGTTCCCCTACAAATATTTTTGCCTGCTCTTTTACCATATTGAGCATGTTATATGCACCATTACGGCGATTCATGCTTAGTATATTACCTAAATCAAGTTCTGTCATCAGATTACGGTCATTCTCAACGATATCTTTTGGACTGCTGCCACTATAGATATCGCTGACTAATGACACTGTGCCCTTCACGATAGCTGCATCACTATCACATAGATACTGAATAGTGCCATTTTCATATTTAGGCACAAGCCATACTTGGCTCATGCACCCATGCACCTTGAAATTTTCTAATCTAAACTCTTCTGGAAATGGCTTGGCTTTACGTCCTAAGTCGATAAGGAACTTATAACGTTCAGTATTATCAACAAACATTGATAATATTGTTTTATACTGATCTATCTTTTGATTTATCAACGCCATCCCCTCGCTACGATTACTCCATATCTAAACATATGTTTTTCGACATCATGCTTTTCCAATGCTTCTTCAACTAATTTTATCATCTTTTCGCTATTACCGCAAATGATTTCCAATGGAAATTCTTTTTGATTCATATAAACAAAATCTTCAACCATGACTGTTACATCACAGTGGCGAATACCATGTAAATCAAGCTTTCTCATTTGGTATAAAGTTTTTGTCTACGCTCGGTAAACAACCTGCAACTATCCACCACCAAAAATTGATAAATGGTACAAACCATAATAGTACCCATAATACATGTATATCAGCATCACGGCAACGCCTTATAGTGGTTGCTAGTGTTAGCCACACACTACCAACTAACCAGGCTAATGTTAGCACGATAATAAGAAAGCCACCGGTCATGGGACTAGCAAAAGCAACTATACCTGCTAATATAACTGAGACAACATATACCATCCAACCTACAAAAAATGTAAGTAGTGTAGTTGCCCAATATTCTTGGCGTTTTGCTAAACCTTGAAAACTAAAATATTTTGTCATCAGTGATCTCTCCTATTCTTTTATAACCCTTAGTAGTTGGATGCACGCCGTCATTTGACAAATATGGAATACGTAAAGTCCAATCTTCAAACATCTCGGCGACATTTTCTACTGTTTGCTGAATCTCTAAATTATTAGCGGGTAGTATCCAATATACTTTATCTGCTTGAACACGATTACGCAAGTTGATCAATTCATTGATCGTCTTGATATTTTTATAGTCATTAGATCCTAGACTGATCACTACAATTTTGGCAGCAAAATCAATCTTATATTTTCTATTGAAATCTCGGCTATTGATTCCAACTTGCGCATAACTATCACATTCTGGTCTTGTAGAATGTGCCCCTACAGCTATGCTATCACCAAGAAATAGACACTCAATCATTCTGTATACCTCTTTTGATTTTCTGCTTGCCAAACACGCTCACGCAAGTTCGTGCTACTGAAACTATGATCTCTTCCATTGAACACAAGTTTTATCTTACGCTTCTCGCAAATTGCTCGACCAGTGAACTCACTTTGCATATACTCAACACCTAATATGCGAACGTCAATTGGTAATGTGAGCAATATATCTTCTAAATCTTTTTCACTATTATAGACAACAATTTCATCTACAAAACGAACTGCGCTTAGTTGAATCTGACGTTCAACTAAACTCTGAATAGGTGCGTTCTTTTGTGGTCTATCCCAGCTTGCGTTATTTTGCAATCCGCAAATCAAGTAATCACAGTGATATTTTGCTTCTGCTAACATAGCAATATGACCTGCATGTAATAGGTCAAACTGACTAAAGGTAATACCAATAGTCAGTCCTTTATCCTTTAATTCTTTTACTTTGTTGAATATCATCTTTTCAACTCACTCCATACACGTTTTTTATCTTGTTCTTCTAACCATTCTTCTTCGCCGCTAAATGTAGGCTGACGCTTTAACATTTCATCAAGCAACCACTTGACTTCATACAATTCTTTTTTGAGTGCCCAAGATACAAAACCATCATTGTAAGTACTACAGATTTCTCCATGAGCCCTCATCAGTTGCATCTTTACATCATTTACTTCTAGCGGTTTCCTGAATCCCATTTGCCACCTTGTTGGTATCAATAATAATTTCTAATGCCTGCTTAAGCAACTTCTCTAGTTCCCAAAGTTTCTTTTCGTTGAGTTCTAGTTTGGCTTCTAATGTACAGACCTTAGTGAATAACTCTGTGTCGAAATCACTTCCTTCTTTCATTTGCAGCCTGCTCTTGCGATATTGTAAAACTCTTGTCTAGCAGCAGGATCAGTCTTGAATCCTCCACCTAAACGACTAGTGACAGTTGAACTACCAGTATCCTCGACACCGCGACTCTTGACACAATAATGCTGCGCGTCAATCATGACGGCAACATCTTCTGTCTCAAGGATAAAGCAAAGTGTGTGGAAAATCTGTTCAGTCAGTCGCTCTTGAATCTGTGGACGCTTACTGAAGTATTCAACAATACGATTGATCTTACTAAGACCAAGCACTTTCTTTTTAGGGACATATGCTACCGTTGCAAGACCATCGATGACAACAAAGTGATGTTCGCAATTGCTTTGTACATTGACATTGCGCTCTACGACCATCTCGTTATAGTGCATCTTGTTATCTACAGTTGTACATTTTGGAAATGCTTCATAATCTAGACCCCAAAAAATTTCATTTGTATACATTTTGGCAACACGCTTGGGTGTTTCTGCTAGACTATCATCACTTAGATCAAGACCTAATGTTCGCATGATTGCTGCGAAATGGCCTTCAATGATGTCAATCTTTTCTTTACGGTCTAGTGTATTTTCTTTTGTAGGCGTTTCTACGCCGACACTAACTAGATATTCGTGAACACGGTTGCCCAACTCGGGATCGGTCTTTGTCTTATTATAACTCATTGTCTTTCTCCTTCCTTACACGGATAAAAATTGTATAAACATGCTACCGTTGTGTAGCATATGTATTTATTGTCAATCAATATAACCCTTATTTTTAAGATAAGGAATCATGATTTTGTCAACTAAAGCTTTATTTTGTTCTGTAGATGGATGCGTTCCTAATTCTTTTATTTCAGGGTACCCGGATTCATTTATAAACCAGTCCCATGCATTGTCAATAGGTAACCATTGGTTCCAGTCTATCATATCATGTAAATTTTGTATATCTGGGTGCAATGGTAATTTAAGATCATTATCATTAAAACTTGTTCTAAAAGTCCATTGGTTAATATTAGTGAAAAAATACTTAATCTTCAATTTTTCACATAGCCACTGTACCCTTAATATATTTTCTAAAGTTTGGATCGCGCTACCCTTATAGTCATAAAAATTTTTATAATAATTTTTACTTAATTCATCGTCCCATAATGGCTGTATTAGGTAATAATTTTTATTTGGATCTTCCATATCTATGCTACAAGGATTACTATAATTATAAATTCCCCAATCTATTTTACAATAGTCGTATGGTTTAGTTTCTGAGAAAAATTCTTGTCTCGTATGACTACTCCACATGATGCCAACCAAAATTTCTTCTGGTTTATATGATTTTAAAACTTTATTAATGTAGTAAATAGCTCTTTTACTAATAATACCATTACTACCTGCACCCTGACCAAGATATAAGACTTCACAACCTAAAAATTCTGCTAAAGGTTTTGGCCAGTTTGTTGCTGTGTTCGGTACTTGTGTATAACTACAGCCTAAAGTTATTAGTAATTTAGGATTTGCCATTTGCGAATACACCGTTGTATTGCTGCGTCACTCTTACAAAAGTCGTACACTTGCTTAGATTTTTTAAACTATCGGCGCCTACGTATGTGCATGTACTGCGTATACCACCTAGTATATCAAGGACAGTACTACTTACTGGGCCGCGATATGGAACACGTACTGTACGACCTTCGCTACTACGATACTCAGCAACACCACCATTATGTTTATTCATGGCAGTATCGCTGCTCATACCATAAAACATACGATATTGCTTATCCCCTTCTAGGATGATTTCTCCACCGCCCTCATCATGTCCAGCAAACATGCCGCCTAGCATCACAAAATCAGCCCCGGCGCCAAAGGCTTTAGCGACATCACCAGGGCAAGTGCAGCCACCATCAGCAATAATATGACCACCAAGACCATGAGCCGCATCGGCGCACTCAATGATTGCTGAGAGTTGAGGATATCCCACACCAGTTTGTATGCGAGTAGTACACACACTGCCAGGACCAATGCCAACTTTAATGATATCTGCTCCACGTAATATCAACTCCTGCGTCATATCTGCTGTAACAACATTACCAGCAATAATAGTTTTCTTTGGATACTTTTCACGAATCTTACTAACGAATATACCAAAATGTTCGCTATAACCATTTGCCACGTCAATACAGATATATTGAATTTCTGGATATACATTAAAAATCTGTTGTAATCTTTCTAAATCTTTATCACTGGTACCAGTACTGACAGCAAAATAGTCAGTACCAATCTTAAAAATACTATCAGCAATCATATCAAATGTATGACTCTTAGTCAAACAAGTGAATAGTTTGTGACGGCTGATTTCTTCAGCCATAGTAAGTGTGCCAACACCGTCCATGTTAGCAGCCATGATGGGGATACCGTTATAGACTTTGCCGCTATGTTTGAAAGTATACTTGCGTTCAAGGTCTACTTCTTTGCGGCTACTCAACGTACTACGTTTAGGACGGAATAGTACGTCTTTAAAATCTAACTTGATATCTTCTTCAATTCTCATTTTCTCTGATGCTCTTCGTAATAGGTAAAGGAACAAATTGCGCTACAAAAATATATTGTAACATTTTGTTCCTTTGTTGTATAATATTTCGGATGACCCCACTCATCGATAGTAGTGGGGTTAAAGTCCTTGTAAGTTCTTTTACAAACTTCGCAAATCAAATATTAGCCCTTTGCTTCCTTACGTGCGTTCTTTGTAGCTGTGATTTCGTTACGGCGTGCCTTGACAGCCTTAGCGAGTTCACCTAGAGCCTTACGTGCGCGTGTACCGGCAGCGTTATTGCCCTTCTCAAACTTCTCATGTTCAACTTGATAGTCGGCTATTCTAGCCAAAATGTCATCATGTGCGCTCATTTCTTTTCTCCTACATTGTTAAAAGTTAATTCAATCGTACCACCTTGCTCAAACTGATTCCAAGCAAGAATTTCTTTACCACCATTGCTGCTTTGTACGAACACAGTACCGTTCGCATTAGCAGTCATAGTAATTGTTTGACCATTCGGATCCATCCAACCGCGATCTACCCATACACCAGCAGTGGGACCAAAACTCGCACTACCTTGCATGAACCATACGTTCGGCTGTTGCCAGAACTTCAATGCGTTAGTGTTGTTTACATCACTAGTTGTATTTGTCCAATTTTTTCTTC